TCAGTTCTCGCAGTGCGCTGGGTCCTGATCGCGCGAAGCCAGAGGCTCTGCCGTTGGGATGGAAAGGGCTTCCCGCATCGAGGCGAGAGCCTCTGGAACCAAGCTAAAGCCGTTGGACCGTCCCAGCAGCTCGCGTTCGACCACCCCCGCCTCTGCCAGCTTCTTCAGGTGATCGGCGACGGCGCGCTCGGCAAGACCGAGCCGCTCGAAGTCACGGACCCGTGCCGCAACCTGCTCTTCGGCCGCGGCGAGCATGTTGACGATCCGGAGGCGGTGGGGATCGGAGAGGGCCTTCAGCATTGCCCCCAACTCGGCCGCCCGGACCGCATCCAGCGTCGGGGCCGGCAGCGGTGGCGCGGCCTTCTCGGCTTCGCCACCTTGCCCCGAAGTAGCCGCCCGGCGATCGTGCTCAGACCGCCTGCGAGGACGGGGCCGGCGACGGTAGGGAATGTCCTCGCCGGCATCGCGCAGCTCCTTGATGAAGGGACCGATCGCAGTCGGCGGCATCTCGATGACTTCGGCGATCTCCCGTTCCGGCGTCCCCGCCCGCCAGAGTTGAATGACCTCGGCCGCCCGGTCTGCCCTGGTCGGCGGTCGATCACCTGGCGCATATTCCGGCGGCGGCAGCGGGCGCACGTACCAGTCCGCCACGTTGGTGAACAAGTCCGCTAGCCGCTCCTCGAGTGCCGCCGCCACCCTCACGAGCGTGAACACCCGGAATGCTCGACGGCCCGACTCGAGGTCCGAGAGGTCGTAGCGCCCGACCGAGGCAGTGACGGCGACAGCTTCCTGGGAGAAGCCCGAGCGCCGCCGGACGGCGAGCGCGTTCTGCGCGAGGCGCTGGAGCGGCCCCTCCTCCTCCGGCGCGACGTCATCGACCCGGAAGACGCCGGCTGCGGGGTCCCACCTGACACCGACCAAGAGCGCGCCACATCGCACGTTGAGGCAGGCCGCTAGCTTGATCAGCACCGCGGGAGCGGGCACGGCTTTCCCCTTTTCGAGCTGATAGATGCGGGTGTAATCGAGATGGGCGGCTTCGGCGAGCCGCCGCAGGCTGAGGCCGGACCGGCGACGGTAGCGCCCGAGGTTGGCCCCGACCCGACTGGCAATCTCGGCGGGGGAAGCGCCTTTCTCATCCCTCGCCTCGATCGGTATCTCCGCGGCTTCGCGAAGCCCCTCCAAACCGCCGCGCCGGAGCCTCGCCTCGTGTTGGGCGCCAACGAGCGGCGGGCGACGGTAGGGCACATGCTCACCCCGCTCGCGTAGCCGGTGGATCATCGTGGAGACGGTTCCCGGCGTGGTGCCAATGGCCTCGGCGATTTCCGCCGCCGAGCGGCCGGCGCCCCACAGCTTCACGATCTCCCGATCGCGCGAGCGGGCTGCATGGCGACGAGCGCCGCCGTACTTCGACGGGAGATCGGGCTGGGACTCCCGCCGGTATTCGATGCCGTCGAGCAGCAGCTCGGGCGGGACCTGCAGGGCTCGCGCCAGCGCGAGGACCGTGGTGAGCGTGGCCTCGCGGACGCCGCGCTCGACCAGCGAGAGGCCCGAGCGGCTCAACCCTGCGGCGCTCGCGAGGTGCGCCTGGGTGAGGTGGCGTCGTTCGCGAGCTGCACCGAGGTTGCGCCCGAACAAGCGCGCCGCCTGCTGGCGCGTCACAACCTGCACCGCCGCCAGGCCGAGGTCGAAGACGGAGATATTCGGAGGCGGGACCAGGAAGAAGCCCTCCAGCCGGACGGGTTCGCCACCTTGGCGGTTCACCTCCGCGGGATTCCAGTAGATGCCCTCGGTGATCTGATCGAAGCTCGCGCCAAGGGAATGACAGAGCTGCAAGAGGGTGGTCGTGCGAACTTCGTGGGCGCGATCGCCCTCGGCTTTCGTGACCTCGGCCGAGCTGAGGCGCGCCCGCCGCGATAGCTCTTTGCGCTCGATTCCCGCCTGAGAGCGAAAGCGGCGGAGGTTCCGCCCGAGCTGTTCCACGAAGGGGCTTTCCGGACCCGTTTCAGGTCGGCAGTCCTCGCATCGCTCGGGCACCGGGCCGTCGCCCAGGAAGGGCAGCTCGCGGCCGCATTCCGAGCATCGCGGCAGTTCCACGGCGGCGCCCCTACGTCAGCGACGCAGCCCGGTCGAGAGAGGGCGCGACCGAGGCGCACTCATGGCACGGCGCCCCGCCTGTCCTGCCGTCCGTGGTTCTCCGAGGGCCGGGGCAGGAAGCGGCTCCCGCAAACCTTCGCGGGAGCACCCTTCCTCCCTGTGGCCTGCGCCCCGGCCCTCGAACAACCACAGACGACTCCAGCGGCATCAGTCAGCGCTCCCCCCAAGGCCATCCGATTTCTTGAGGCGTTCCAGCACCGGGCGGTCTTCCTCGACCCGGCGCTTGAGCCGCTCCATGAACTCGGTGTCCTCGCGCCGCTCGGCGATGTGTTCGTCCAGGCGGCGGCGCTGATCCTCCGGGCTCAGGCCAAGAGCGATCACCACGCGAGGCGTCAACCTGACCCACCAGGACGCCTCGTAGGGATACGCGGCTGGACCGCAGCGTTCGTCCTCCCCTGCGAACTGGATGGCCCTGCACCTCTCCAGCTCGCGGACGTGGTGGCCGACGATTGAGAGTGGCTGCCCAGCCGCCCTCGCAAGCTCGGCGGAGTCGAGCGGCTCGGTTGCTTCGACGTGGCGGCACAGCAGGTCTCTTCGGAGCGGGTGCCGCAGGGCGCTCAGAAGTACCTCGGTCGCCTCGACCGGGCGATTCCTCGGGGGCCGAGGCTCACCCCGCGGGGATCTTCCTTTGCCTGTCACCCACGAGGTGACGCAAGTGCCCCAGCCCCCGAGAAATCGCCATCGGCGTCGCGCCCGCGTCGAGCGCGAGGCACGCGCAGCCGGTCTGCCAGTTCGGCGGCGCCTCACTTCTTCTTGCCCTCCGCCAGCTCGTATTCGCGCGGCTTGGCCTTTACTTGGCGAACGGCCTTCGCTTTCGCCTGGCGCCCGAGGCAGTTGGCGACGGCGCCGGAGGAGCGGCCGATTCCTTTGGAGATCGCGCTGGCCGTATGCGGGGCGTCTTTCTTGTGCGCTCGCATGTAGTCGAGCACCAGCTTGTCGAGCTGCCCTGGCCCAAGGCGCCCGTTTTTTGATTTCACCGGAGCCCGTTTCGCGCCTTTGGCGGCGGGCTTCTCTTTCGCGGCTGGTTTCTTCTCGGTCATGCCTGTCCTCCTTGGTCATCGCCGGCCTGATCCCAGGCTGAGATCGCCCGGCGTCCGGGGCTCGGCCCCGGGTTTTCGTCAACGTCCGGAACGTCGTCGTCCGGCTCGATCCACTCTTGGAAGCAATGGGTGGCCGACCCCAGCCGCCATACAGCGAGGGAGAGCTGCTGGCCGAGGGCAAACCACTTGGACGAGTGCGGACGAGGAAGGGACTGCTGAATCAGGTTGCTCGCCTCTTCGAGGAGCGTGCCCACCTCCGCCTCGAACCCCTCGATCCGTAAGGCGGCCTGCACCCGGGCCTCCCGCCAGGCGCGGTGCTGGGGTGACTCCGGCAGCTCGCCGACCTCTTCGGCCGTGTAGGACTCGTCCAGCAGCTTCCGCCCCTCGGAGGTGAGGACCCAGCTCTCGCTGCCACCCCTCGCGGCGCGGGTCAGGTTGCCGTCATTGCGCAGGTTGTCGAGCCGGTGGCGAAGCGGGCCGAGGACGCCCTTCTCAGGCACAAAGCCGAGGTGTTCGATCACCGTCTCGGTGCGCACCTCGTCGGAGCGCTCCTGCCGGGCGGCTCGCTCAACTACCGCCAGGATGACGATGTCGGGCGGCTCGATCGGCGAAAGCTCATAGGTGGCGTTCATCCCCGCTCGCCTGCCCTCGGATCTAGCGAGGCCAAGAGCTGCCCGCAAGTGTCGTAGCCCTGCTGGAAGCGCCGCTTCGTTTCCGCGTCCTCGGCGCTTTCTTCCCTGTCGAGGAGAACGATGCCCGCCTCCCCGCGCAGGCGCTCCAACAGTTCCATCAGGTCATGCGCCGGGATCGTCAACGCGACCCCCTCGCGCCCCTCGTCCTCGCCCCAACCCAAGTCCATCATCAGGCGGACGTCTTCCATCAGCTCAAGGCCGAGGCGCTCGGCTTTGCCGAAGTCCTTCTCGCGCTCCAGCGCCTCAACGAGGTCGCCGGCTGAGCCCAGATCGTTGCGGGTCAGCTCGTAGAGCCCGTCGCGCTGCTCGCGGGTGATCGTGATCGTCGTGGCGGGCACTGGCGCCCCCTCCTCTCGGTAGGGCACCGAAGCCGGTCTCGATGCCGCCCCCGTGAGAGCAACGGCGAGTACCGTTTCTGTTGCATCGAAGTCCAGCTTCGGTGCCGGCCCCGGGGCGCTCCAACGCCGCCGGGGCACTTTTGCTTATGTCGGCGCGGCGACCGTAGCTCCGCTGCCGGGCTAAAGCGAGGCGGGACCGGCTGAAATCGGCGCTAATCGCCGCGTATCGGCGTCATTTCAGGCACTAGTGCCTGAAATGGAGGCGATATGCGGGGGTGGTTTGATTTCCCGAATGCCCCGCCTGAACGACGAAAGCCCGCTCCAGAGCGGGCTTTCGCGTAAAGCGGCTGATGGGATTCGAACCCACGACCTTCTGCATGGCAAGCAGACGGCGTTGCCTCAGCCTGGTCCCCGTAGATGGCTTGAGCAGTGAGGTTCCCGACCACGCACCGCAATCTTGGCAACTGGATCGGATGCCAATGGGCGATTCGGTGGGCGATTCACGTCGCGACGTTCCTGACCTTCGCCGGGGCGCCGGGGGTGGGAACCGCAACCTGCTCGCCCTCGTCAGAAAAGCGCATCAGCCTCCACACGAGCTTGCGATCGACGCGCTCCCGCTTCGTGGCATAGGCGTAGGCGTCCAGCGTCATCCGGCCGTCCTTGTGACCGATCTGGGCCTGCACGTAGGGCAGCTGGCGGCCGGCCCAGAAGCACAGGCAGGCGTAGGTCCGGCGTAGGTCATGCGGCGTCAGGCCCTCGGGGATCAGCAGCTTGTTGCGCTCGGCCCGTTCATTGTTGGCCCGCTTGACAACCTCGGGAAGGAAGCGCTGGATCGGCCGGGCGCCGCGCTGCGTGCCGTTGCGCGTCGCGAAGAGGGGCGTCTTCGGCGTCGGGTCGGCACGGATGATCTTCGGCAGCTGGACGAGGTGCGGGCGGACTTCCCCAAGCAGATAGGCGGTCAGGTCGATGTCGCGTTCACCGGCCTCCGTCTTGGAGCGATCGACCCGCAGCACCTCGGTGTGTACGTCGAGATCCGCAAGGCGCGCTGCGCAGAGCTCCTCGACGCGAGGACCGGCGAGGATCAAGGTGGCCAGCAGGGCCCGTCGACCGAAGCACTGGTGGTGCTGGTTGCGATCGCGCAATTCTTCCTCCCACTCTCCAGCGGCGTCGAGGAGGTCGACGACCATGTCCGGCTCGAGGAAGCGCTTTCGCTTCTTCCGTTCGCGGACCCGCCGGCGGGGGCCGCGGGCGGGGTTCGCCGGCAATAGCCCGTATTCGACCGCGTCGTCGAGGATCATCGCGAGCGCCGCGAGCGCCATGTTGATCGTCCTCGGCGAGAAGGGCTTGCCTCGCTCGGAGATGCGCCGGGCCATGTACTCGCGGAAGTCGTCGACCCAGCGGACGTCGATGTCTTCGGTGGCGACGTGGGGCTGAGCGCCGAGGATGTGATTGAGGCGCCCCTTGTAGTCGGTGGCCGTCTTCGGCTCGAGGCCTTCTGCCTGCCTGCGTTGCCACCACCGCGACGCCGTCACGTGGAGGGTCTCGGCCTCGTCGGAGTGCGCCGGCGCGGTCGTCGCGATCGGCGGCGACCAGGTGCCGCGCTCGACCTGGCCCATAACGCGCTCTAGCTCGACTTCGGCGCGCTCCGGCGTCCAGCCCTCGTGGTTGGTCCCGAGGTTGACTCGCGGGCGCCGGCCCTTGTAGGGAATGCGGAGACGGAAGGACTCGGTTCGACCGTCCTTCCACCGGTGGACTTCGACTTCTCCCTTTGCTGGGCGCGGCAAGCGCCGCACGCTAGTTCCCGGCGGGCAGAGGGAGGAGCTCAACCCCAGTCGGCGCGGCCCTGCGTCCCGGTCGCTGCGGCTTTTTTGCCTGGCTCACGAGGGCCTCGAGGGACTGCCGGCGCTTGTAGGCGGCGATGCGGTCGGGCTCAAAGCGCAGCTGCGCGCGGCACGAGCGACCCATGCGGATCCCGCCGAGCTCGACCGCGTTCTCGCGGACCCAGTCCTCGGACATGGCCAGCTCGGCCGCCACTTCTGCCGTCGTCAGGAGAGCCATCGACGCTACGCCCCCGACCCCCGCTGCCTGCTCTTGGTCCGATAATGAACGGGGCTGGGTACGAGCCAGGGAGCGACGAGAAGGGCAAGCTTCTCCCGGAATCTCCATGCGCGACGACGGACCTTCTGGAAGTTCTCCGGGCAGGGCGTCTCGCTCGGGCGCATGGTGCCTTCTTCAACGGCCCACGTGTGCCAGAGGCAAGGATTTCCCGGTCGGCAAACGCAGTCGCTCACTGCCCCTCCCTCTCAGCCTTGGCCTGCTCCCAGACACCCTGAGCTTCGGCTAGCCGCTCGGCCTTCTCCTTGGTCATGAAGCCGGGGAAGTGATTGCTCAGCCCGGTCTCGGCCCAGTGGGTGGCGCGATAGATCGACCTGCCAGGCATCTCCACCTTGCTTTCGAAGCGGGGTAACTGCTCGATGGTCATCGTCCTCAGACGAGCGGTGAGCCACTGGCTGGTCGGTCGTCGGAAGCCGAGAGCGGCGACGGCGTCCCTGAGCTCGCTGGCGGTGCACCAGGCGCCGCCGCGTAGGAAAGCGACGAGGGCGATCGTGTCGTCGGTGGGCTTGCCGCTCATCGCTCCCTCCCTGCTTTTAGGGCGGCGAAAGAGTCGAGCCTGCCGACTACCTGTTTCAGAATTGCGGCACGGTCTCTCGGGTAGGCGTTCGTCAAGCGTGCCTCCTCGACCAGCCAGGCTCGAAGTCGCGTTAGCGGATCACGGTCATCGATCAGCGCCGGATACTCGCGAGCATCGAAGCGGCGGTCGAAGGCCGCCACGTAGTTGGGCAGCGGTTGGAATTCTTGGTAGGGCGTGTGGCGAAACCGGGGCGGGTCTGAGATGACTTCGGCGCGTTCGCCGAGCGCCACGGCGAGACTGCATTGCTGTGAATCGCCCGGGATGCCTCGGGGCAGTTTGCCAAGTGGTCTGTAGGGGCCTTCGCGGCCGACCTTCCCAGCCCGCTGGCGGTTGATCCAAGCGAGCAACCGCAGCTCCTGTTTCGGCGTCGGCCTCATCGATCTTCCCCTGCTGCTTGTAGGGCGGAGCGGCCCTTGTCGGTCAGTCCGAATTCGCTGTCGTAGTAGCGCCCATCGCGAAGGGCGAGCTGCACGTAGCAGTGGCGTGAGGCGGCGAGACGGCGCAGGCGTTCGTGCGCAGAGCGATCCTCAACTCCGAGACACTGTGCGATCTCGTCGATGCGCGCGCGACCTTCCAACGCGTTCAGATGCCTCAGCGTCTCTATCTGAGAGGGACGTAGCTCAGGCATCGTCGCCCTTTCCTGCTCGAATGGTGATGCGGATATTTAGGCGCCCGATGACGTAGCCGAGAAGAACGCCAGCGAGAGGTGCGGCGATGTAGGCGACTACGGGCTGGCCAGTTACGGCCCCGACTACCGCAAAGACAGCGAGGGACATCGCCGCCAGCGTGATCGCGACTGCGAAGTCCTCGGACATCAGCCCTCTCCTTTGTGTTGAGAGGCGGCCTTAAGCGCGGAGCGGTAGATCCGTCTCTTATCTATAGACCGTCCATTGACCGAAGGGAGGAGAATCGATGTCCCGACGAACTTGGCGCCGCTGTCCTTCCTGCGGCGGGGTACTCGGCCAAGCCACTCGTTACGAGTGAGAGCTGGGACGTTCTCCACGCCCTGCTCGAACATGTCCGTTGGATAGCCCCAGTTGCCCTCGGCTGAAGGCAGGTAGAAATCGGCAGGAGGATTGGGCCGGCCGTGAAGGAGAGCGCGAAAGAAGTCGCGAAGGCGGGTCACGGGCTCTCCTCTCCCTGCTGTGGGGGGGCACCGGTTTTCAGAGGCTCGGGAGCATCCGGCCAGTCAACGCCGTGGCGCTCTGCCATCTCGACGCACTTTGGGCAGCGGTACTCGGGTGCCCACTCGTCGCTGCCGCCAACGATCCTCTCCGGGTCGCGGGGCCACCAAGCGACGGCGCCGCAGAGGGACTGATCGGGCTCGCGGATCAGTCGACCTGAACGCAAAGGCTCGGTCGGGTACAGGTGGACGTTGGCCCGGGTGCCACCGCGGCTGCCGGCGAAGCACTGGTTCCTGGGTACGTGGTAGCGGGCGCGACCGTTCACCGCTCCCCACCCCCGCTCGGCTCCGGGCGGCGGGCAAGGATCTCCTCGGCTTCGTCCAGGTATTCGCCAGCGAGGGTGAGGTCGCCGTACCCGAAATTCGAGATGGCGTCGGCGATCCGCGCCGATCCCTTGGTGGCGATGGGAAGGTTGTAGGTGATTGCCCCGATGTCCGCCGGGTTCTTCGGCGTGAGAGTGGACACCGTGTGCACGGCGCTGTAGATGCGGGCGAGGACATCGCGCTCCTTCTGGTTCACGACACGTCACCCCCGCTCGGCTCCTTCTCGGCGGCATTCAGCTCAGCGGCGTGCGCCCGAGCGTCCTCCTCTGAGTCGTAGGCAGAGGCCCTTACCTGCTTGACCGTGTCCACCACGCACCAGGCGGGCAGCCAGTCGTAGCCGGGACCGGAGGCGCGGACCACGAAGCGATCAGCCATTCTCCGGCTCCTTCTCCTGCTTTGGCTCCGTCAACTCGTGCACGTCGAATGGACTGACCGGGAAGTCGCGGAAGGCGTTGGCACGAGCGAGCCCCCTGTCGGTGAGCAACCAGCTCAGCGTGTCGTCATGGTGCGGGCCGGCACTCGATACCAGGCCGCGTTGCTGTAGCCCTCGGAGACGCGCGGCCGCCGCGCTCACGGTCACGCCGAGGACACGAGCGATTTCCCGGGTGGATGCCATGCCATCTACCTCTGCCACCGAGTGCGCCTCGAAGACCTCCCGGTCCCGATTGTTGAAGAGGACGTAGCCGCCCGAGTAGGCGAGAACGAGAGCGCGGAAGGTGCGAAAGACCTCAGCCACGGTCGGCCTCCGGCTCATCCCCCGTTACACGATCTACCGTGTGACGGTCTGGGGCACCCTCTTGCTCGGGGGACGCGTAGAAGCTCATCGAGGGATGACCTCACGTAGGTCGCCGCCTGCCCGCTCGATGAGAATGCGGCTGCCCTGCCGGCGCTCTTCGTGGAACCAGCGCTCCAGGGCGATGGCGTCCCGCAGGATCTCCGCCTTCGTCTTGCCGCTCTCCTCGGCGAGGAGGGTGAGATCGGCGAACGCGCCCTCGGAGAAGTTGACGTTGACGCGGTGGATGAGCTTACCCACGGTCCACCCCCGGCTCCCGGCCACCCTCCCCTACATCGGTGGGCTGGGTAAGGGCAACTTCCAGGTCGGCGCGGATCTGCAACGCCTCCGACACGTCGGTGTTCACCCGGACGCCGCTATGCCAGCCCCGCCGCGCTCGCATCACGTCGGCGACCATCGCGTCGGTCACCACGGCGGGATCACCCGCCCCCTCGGTTACACGATCTACCGTGTAATGGTCTGACTGCGTCGCGTTGATGCGGTGGAGCCGGTCGCGCTCGGTGGCGAGGATGAGAGAAGCCAGCTCGGCAAGGAGTTGCAATGCCGTCGGAGGCAGGCCGAAGTCCTCGGCAATGGCATCTAGGTCGTCGCCTCCATGTGCGCGGTCGAAGACATCGCGCACCCGCAGGCCGCCGCTCAGCGCGAGCATAGGTTCGCCGTCGGCAATCCAGGGCAGCGAGTAGATCGGGAGGCTTTTGAGCCCGACGTAGATCGGCTCCGAGCCACCCTCTCCCCCATCAGTAGAGCCGCGACCTTGGCGGATGCGCTCGTAAACCTCGTACAGGCGGTCCACTTCCTCGGAGCCGCAGCCGACGCCGCCATCCACGGTAAAGGGCTCGACCGCCGCCATCAGCTCGGCTAGTGCTTCAGCAGAGCCACGGGTACCTTGGGTCTCGGGGACTGGCTGGGTGGCGGCGAATAGCTCGAAGCCCTTGGCGATGTAGCCGTCTAGCTCTTCGCGGACGAGGGCGAGGGTGTCGTCACGGCCTCGGAGCCACGCCGCGTTCTCAAGGTCGCGGCAGTTCGTGTGGAACTCGGTCGGTGCCGACTCCAGCCCAGCGCGTTCGAGCAGGCCGGTGACCTCAATCGCAATGTCACCTTGAAGCGCCTCTCGGTCCCCTTGGGTCTCGGGGTGCTGGTTGGCTGGTTCGTAGGTGGCGGCGAAAACCTCTGCTGCGACGGGCCAGAGATCGTCGGGTGCTGCGGTGACGATCCACTCGGTAGGACCGGCGCAAACCCACTGGCCTTGCTTCGTTCTGACCTCAAGAAAGCCGCCGCTCTCCTTGTAGGCCCGCAGCCGTGACACCCCGCCGTGGCCCTCGTCCGTCTCGGGGTCAACCTTCAGCCCGTCAATAACCCACTGCGGCAGGAGGCACTCGTGCTCGGCCCCTACGCTGTCGATGATCTCTGAGGCCCGGACCGCCTCGACCTCAACAGCCTTCTTCCGGTACCGGTTACTCACTGCCATCACCTCCAGGGGCCGGGGAATCCCCCAGGGTGCGATCTACCGTCTCGCGGATTTCGAGAATGGTCCCGTCTCGCGCCTCACCACGCCCGGTGTGAAATCGCACGTCGCGCAGCGCCCGTTCCAACTCTGCAATTCGTTCCTGCTTGACGCCTTCCTCGCCTCCATGGGATGGCGACTCGATCTGCTCAAGGGCGGCCTCCAGGCCGGGCAGGAGATCGGAGACCGCAAGCTGCCGCTCACCCGCGATTCGCAGTTCGAGGTCTGCGATCACGTCGGCTAGTGCTTCCTCACCTCCAGCCCCCTGTGGGTCTGAGGGGGTGGTTGGTTGCTGGGTGGAGTCGCCCGAGCGGGACTGGTCCGCGTAGTAGAGGATCTGCGCGACGATCTCGGGCCAGTTCGCCTCCTGAGTCGCACCCCCCGGCATGTCGAAGACCGCATGCGTGGGCTGGAATCGCTCCAGCACCTTCCTCGCAAGCTCGTCGTAGTCCGGCTCCCCCTGCTCTACCTGGGGGTCGGGGACGTTGGAGGCGAGGCGGCGGATCAGTCGCGCATCGTCTTCATGGAAGCGGGGATCGGCGTCGGGTGCGTGGACGGCGCCGATGATGTCCGCGATCTCGATGAGGCGCTTGCGGTCGGGATCGCCTAGCTCCAGCTCCGGCCGCCCTCCCTCTACTGGTTGGCAGCGGGGGCAAAGGAAACGGGCGACCTCGGAGACGAGCGAGTACGGGCGGGCCAGCGGGTCGAGGTCCTCCCACTCGCAGCCGCCGTAGACCCTCAAAAGCCAGGCGTGCGCTGCCTTCGTCGCCGCCTCAAACGCCTCGTCAGAGACGATCAGATGCGGACCACCGCTCCCGTCGCATTCAACGGCACCGGCTCTCCGCGAGCCTTCCTCGGCGCCGGCGGGCGCAGCGGTGACAGATGCCCGATGGGCCTCCGCCTCTCGCTCGGCTTCATTTCGGTTGCGCCTGACGATCCCTTTCCAGCCGCACGTGCAGGTGGCGACCGCGCCGGAAGCGTGCGGGTGAATCGTGCAGACGTGCCCCTCTCCTACCTGCCCTTGGTCCTCATGGGAGTCCAGGGCGGCTCGGAGCTTGACGACAGCTTGGTCGGCCGAGGCGTTGAGGCGGCGGACTTCGGCCAGCTCGACCTCGTCCATGCTGGCCATCTCGGCAAGCCGGGAGTGCGCCCGCTTCGCTAGCTGCTGGGCCTCCTCAACCGTCAGCTCTACACATACGGTCCTCTCAGGCTGGGGCATCGGCTGGCTCCTTGCATAGGGCGGCGATGGCTAGGTCGAGCCCCGGATCGCGGTGTTTGGGTCGGTGGCGCTTCGCGTCTCGGCGGTCGGCGCATTGGTCGTGTTCGTCCGACGCGCAGCGCCAGTGCGAGTAGGGGCGTGAGCCGAGGCGGGCGGGCACTCGCTGCCGGTGACTCGTCATCTCGCCGCAGACGATGCAGGCGCCGGTCTCGCTCATCGGTCAGCCTCCTGGTCAGAGTCGGGGCGGCCACCGAATCGCGGATCAGTCTCGGGATCGACCGTCTCCAACTCGGTGTAGGTAGCTGCTCGGTCGGGCTGCTTCTTGCCGGTGCCGTGGCAGGAGCAAGTGCATGGTGCAACGCCGTCTTTGCCCTTGTTGTCGCAGCGGTCATGGCGATTGATCGCGCACTCGGCCGAAATCCGCGCCCAGATCGGCGAGGTTCGCTCCTCTCCCTCTACCGGGGAAGCGCCGGGAAGTTTGCCTTCGGCAACAAGCTCTTCTCCTCGGTCGACATCTCGTTGGGTTACCCGGTCCTCTACCGGGGAAGGTGAGAGGGCGGCGTCAATGACTTCTTCGACCGCTCCGAAGGGCAGATTGTCGTAGTCGTTGCCCTCGGTGTCGAGCTTGTTGAGCCCGGCCATGATTTGATCGCGTGCTCGCTCCCGCTCAACGGCAAGAGCCGCCTTGGCGTTCTGGGCGCGCTCAGCTTCACGTTGGCTCTCGGCACGTAGAACGTCGGCGTCGGCGTCGTCCATCTTCAGGGCGACACGCGCACGCAGATCGTCTACCTGCTCTTCAACCTCTTTCCGCTTCTCCTGCTCGGCTTGTAGGCGGGAGATTGGGACGACCTCGAAACCGACTTGCGTTGCGGAGCCGAGGCCGCCGGGATTGCAGGCCCAGCACACGCCGCCAACCGTTGAGTCAGCGACGTGGCCTTTCGGGCAGATCCAAATCTTCACCGGCCTCTCCGGCCACTGGTTCTGCTCAGCAGTCATCGGAGCCACCCGTCCTCGGCTTCCAGTTCTTCGAGGCCTTCGTCCTCTAACCGGCGCTCATATTCCGCGAAGCCAGCGTCGAACTCAGCCTGCTTCTCTCGCCGCGCCTCGGCTTCGCGGTCCATCGCCTCGACCTCCTCGATGCTCGGGATCAACACCGGCCCCCGCTCAGCCATCGGAGCCGACCTCCTGCTGGGTGGGGAAGGCGTGGTCGAAGGTCGCAGCTACGAGGTCATGCCAATCGCCATCGGGCGTGTTAAGGCGTTCCAGCCCGGCCGAAACGGCGTCGTCCTCCAGCAGCTTCTCCCGTACCTCACCCAGCAGGTGCTCTCTTAGGGCGGGTAGGGCTGCCTCAAGGAGAACCTCAACCCGTTCCCGGTAGCGCCGCCTGCCGTCCTCGTCTCGGATGGGCCAGGTGGATGACGTGGCGATCGCCGCCTCTACTGCAGCCTCTGGGACTACAGGGGGGGTCACTTGGACTCCGCCTGAGCCGGTAGAAGGATGAACGCGGCGTCGTCTTTGACGAGACCGAAAAAGCGATCGAAGTTGTCCGCGAATGCCTCGACATCCTCGGTCTTGGACACGCAGACGATTGCGGCGTTGAGTCGCGGGCCTGCATTGAAGCCCAATTCCAGGAGTGCGTCTGACAGGCTCTCCCCGATCGCCTCGACGTTTTGATCGGCCTCGACTTCTAGGTAAATGCGGAAGCTGGTTACGCCCGCCTTCTCGCTACTCGCCATCTGGGGTGGCTCCTTTCGTGTGGGTGGTCACGCGATCACCTCGAGCAGGCGCCCGACGAGCAGCTCCATCGCCGGCGGCGTGACCGCGTTGCCGTACTGCGCCATCCGCTCGCGCTTGTTACCGAGAACGATGTAGTCGTCATCAAAGGCCATGGCTGCGGCGATCTCGTGGAGCTGGAACATGCGGAAGCGGCAGTCGTCGATGTCCTCCTCGCTAAGCACCATCGCAGGCGGCCCTTCGGCGGTGGCCGTGGGGGCGACGTCGCGATCGGCGTCACGTGGGCGGCCGTTGCGGGTGTAGGGGATGACCATCGCCAGGCGGTCGCGGGTGGTGAGGGTTTGCGTCGGCTCGTCCTCGGCGACGCGTGCCTGACCGGAGCTGTCGTAGGGGATCAGCAGCGACTGGTGGCAGCCGCGGGTGAGGGTTCTGATCGGCTCGTGGGTCGGCGTCGACATCTCGGCTCCGCCGGAGTTGTTCCGCATCACCACGCCGACGGTCTCCCCGGTGAGGATCGGGGGCGACGGCTGGGTCTCGGTGTCCTTCGGGACGTTGTTCGCCCGGTTCGCCATCACCATCCCGAAGCGATCTCCCGCGCAGACGGTGTGCATGGCCTCGGCCTCCGCGTCCTTCGTCGCGTTGCCGTTGGAGTTCCGCTGGTTGTCGCGCATCACCAGGGCCTTCGATTCCCGCGCCATCTGCGTCGCCAGCGGGTCGAGCGCGGCATCGGCGCCGTCGTCGGACCAGCTCCCCCCCGCCGTCGTGACCAGCGCCGGCCGAGTCGTGGTCGGCTGGGTCGGTGCTGGGGCAGCGTGCGCGTCCCTCGGCGCCACCGAACCCATCGGCGGCACGACCATCGCCATGTCGTGGCGCTGGGTGAGAGTGACGATCGGCAGCGTCAGCGGCTTGGGCGCACCGCCGTGGGTTAGGCGGATCGCGAAGTCGTCCCCGGCCAGCTTCTCCAGGCCGCGGCGGATTCGCTTACGAGTGTTGAGCGCCAGCGGCCGGGCGCGATCGCCGATGCGCTCGGCCGGCAGGCTCCAGTCGATCGCCGTCGCCGCTGGGTGGACGCCGGGCAGCACCGACCCGTTGCACTCCGGACAAGCGAAGAAGTACTGCGCGCCGTAGCGACCCCACGGCCGCTGGGGTTTCTTCCAGGTCTGGCGTCCGTCGACCAGTTGCTCGCAGCGCGGGCACCAGGCGATCGGCTCGACGCGGAGGTTCGGCCTGCGCATCCCCTTCAGCCACCACACCACGTACATCCGATCCCGCGACTGCGGCACCGCACCGGCGAACATGGAGTTCAGGTAGACGATCTCGAACTCGTAGCCGAGGGCCTTTCCGGTCGAGAGCCATGCGGCGAATAGCGCGCCGTCGTCGTCGGGTCCCCACTTGAAAGCGTCAACCACGTTCTCGACGACGATCGCCTTATACGGGTGGCCGGCGAGCTGCTTTTGCTCGGCGAAGCGCCAGACATCCCACATGGTCGCCCGCGAGCGGTCCTGCTCGGCGTCCCCAGCTGGGCCGTCCTCGAAAAGGGATGCTGCCTGCGGCTTCCGCCGGCGCGCGCCTTTCGCGAGTGAGTGATTGGTGCACTCAGGGGAGGCGAGCAGGATGTCCGTGTGCGGGTACCGCCGAATCTGCGCCGTCGTCAGGGCGGCGACGTCGTTACAGTCGTGATCCGCTTGCTGGAAGTTCGACGCGTGGGTTTCGATCGCGCGCTCCCAGTGATTGAGAGCGAGACGGATCTCGGCGCCCGCATCCTCGGCTCCCTCGCTTGAGCCGCCCGCACCACAGAAGAGGTCGGTGATCGTCGCGCTCACGACACGTCCTCCGGCCCCGGCGTCTCCTCAAGAACCCGCCTGACCTTCTCGGGTAGATCGGGGTCATCGAACTCGTACTGCCTCAACGTCTCGACGACGTCCTTTGGTCCCTCTGCTCCCTCATGGGCGTAGGCGAGGAAGGCTTCTGCGAGTTGGGTGAAGGTGAGGTCTTTCACCGGGCAGCCATCCCGTCGCCGAAGATCACGAGGCAGCAGCCGAAGGGCGGCCGTTCGTTCGGTTTGATCTCGGTCTGCCCGGGCTTCAGGAAACGAAGGCGGCCGGGGAGGAACTCGACCGTGAGCGTGCCGTCCAGCCGGTAGGGCTCGACCTGCCGCTGCCACCATCCCTGCTCGGTGCGGTTCGCCGGAAGCAAGAGGACCACGAGTTCAGCGCCCCCCCCGTGGGCCTTTTCGACCCACGGCTCGATCGAGGAGTACGGCGGGTTGCACCAGACGCGCTCACCGGTCCAGTCCTGAACGAGCCCGTCGTCCTCGAGCGTGTAGAAGCGCGGGAGCTTGGCGTTGGCCTCTGAGGCGGCCACGTCGATCGTGAAGTCGAACCGCTCGTGCAGGGGCGCGAACACCTCTGGCGTCGTGGCGCGATCGTCAACGTCTGGCCGTGGGCCGCGTTTCCCTACCTGCTGGCGGTGGTTGCGCGCGTGGAATCCGACGAGGCTCACCTGACGCTCACCGCCTCCCCGCACTCCAGCCTCAGCCGCTCATACATCGACGGGTGGTTGGACCCGTAGCGCTCGTCGATCTCCCGGCAGAACAGCTTGCACTCGTCGCTCAACTCGTGCCAGTGGATGCGGAGTCGCTTGACCCCATCGTGGCCTGCTCGGCAGAGCGGGGCGCCGATCTGAGGCGCGTAGAGGATCGCCAGCAGCTCGTCTTCTGGGAGGTCGCCGAATTCACGGCGGATCCACTGCTTCTCGACGAGATGGTGGGCGTCTAGCGGGTAGGTGCAGACGTGTCCTGGGCGTCGGGTCTCCCCGGCGATGACCTCGCTGTAGAAGCACGGGTGGTCTCGGACCTCGGCGTTGAAGCGGTGGCGGGCCCGGGTCTCGGCGGCGGAGCGATCGGCGCCGAGTTGGCGGCCAGCCGGCTTCGGCATCGGCTTCAGGTCGCACCGGTGCTCGGGGCAGCGACGTTCGCCTGCCCGCGGCTGCATAGCCACCTTGACCTTGTGCTCGCCCTCGGGGCACCACTTCCAGGCCATCAGCCCATCCGCCCCAAGGTCGGTTGGCGAGCAACTGTGTCCATGCGGTCGATCGCGTCGCTTGCCTGGTCCCAGGTACGGCAGACCGGCATCTCAACGTCGGCGATGCGGGCGAGGCGGCCCAGCTTCCTTGTCTGGGCCGCGTTCACCGGCTTGTTGCGGCGGCGTATTGCCTCCGCCCTCTGGAAAGCCCTTCGGTTCACGCGGTGACCGCCGGAGCCGGGAGGGCTTCCAACTCAGCAATGAGGCGGTCAGCTTCACGTTCGTACGCCGCCGACTCCGCCGACCACGCCGACCGCGCCGACCGCGCCGACCACGCCGACCGCGCCGCCGACCACGCCGACTCCGCCGACCACGCCGACTCCGCCGACCACGCCGCCGACCACGCCGACCGCGCCGACCACGCCGACCGCGCCGCCGACTCCGCCGACCGCGCCGCCGACTCCGCCGACCGCGCCGCCGACCACGCCGACCACGCCGACCCCGCCGCCGACCGCGCCGACCGCGCCGCCGCTTCGCGGTCGCCCTTACCTTCAAGAGCCGCGATGGTCTGCTCGATGGAGGTGACCACCTGCGCTTTGACTGACTCGGGCCAGCTCCCGCTCAGCGGCAGGCACTCTTCCTTCAGGCGGCGGATCGCCAGACGGTCGGCCAGACCATCGAAGTCAGCGCCGACCGGGATCGCGCTAAGAAAGCGCTCCGGCCAGAAGGCCATCTTCTCGTCGGGGAGGCCCTTGAAGATCTTCTCCTCCAGATACGCGAGCCACTCTGGGATGCCCCAGCGAGACGGATACTGTTCGTGGCCGCCGCTCGGATCTTCGGTCAGGCAGCCGACGGCGCATACCCTCGTCTTACCGTTCTTGGAGAAGTAGGCGTCCTTGACGAACTCGCCGCCCTCTCGGTGCAAGCGGGCCTTTGCGACGGTCTCCTCCTTTAACTGCTCCTGGCCGTGGTAGGCGCGCAGGGACTCAGTGGCGTTGGTCATGCGGTGGTGCTCCTTTCAGTCGGGACGGTGTGAGCCGCCGCGCCCCTGACGCATCGGGCGACGGTCTTCTCACCGCGGCCGACGATTCGGGCCACGGCTCGGAAGCTCTGGTGCTCGCGGTAAAGGCGGACGATGCGGCGCTCGGTCGCGGTGTCTACCCGCCCGTGGATGGTGCGATCCGGTGCCGAGCGAAAGAAGCTCTCCGGGAGCTCGCCGATGCAAACGCCGAGCTTGCACAGGATCCGATCGGCGACGTAGTAGTCGGCGGCACCTCCCCCTCGCCAGGCTCGGATCCGGCACTCGTCATCGCGGCCGACCTGGATCGATACTGCGGTGAGGATGTCGCTCTCTTCCAGCCAGGCCACGAGCTTGGGCCCGTCGATCCAGTCGGTCTGCGGGGGCATCAGCCAGCGCTCCCGATGAACTCGACTCGGTCGAAGCGGGTTCCCTCAAGACACTCGGCGATCAGGGTGAAATAGCGGCGTTCAATCCAGGCACAGACGCCTACCGGGGCAATGAGGAAAAGGGTCGATCCCTCGGCGGCGGTCGGGCGCAGTGGGCGCAGCCAGAGGCGATAGGTCGACGGAGGGACTGCGCGGCGGAGTCGGCGGCGGGCTGCGATCCACGAGCGGAGAAGTTCGCGGCAGTCGACAGCCTGAGCCGATGCGAGCCGTTCGAGTTGCGCCAACTCCTCGGCCATCGCGACAGCGGCGAGGTCGCGCTTGCGGCGGGAGCCGTGGGCGACTCGGAAGCGACGGACCTCCAGGGGAACCGGATCGCAATCGAGAGCCACCCGCTGCGGGGGGACCTCAGGGGGGTCCGTAAAGGGACGGGACGGGACGGGGTTCGATTTCGCGCGAAGCAAATGGTTCACTTTTTGCCTCGCGCTATGCCGGAAGCAACGCCACCGCGTTTGCCAGCCTCGGCGCGAACCTTTCGCTTCGACTCGACTTCCTCGCGGCTCGGGTTGAACTCCAGGTAGTCGGGGATCAGCAAGTCCGATCCGTCCCGCTCGACGAAGTTGTGCTGCTCCAGGAGCTTCTGCACTCGGGCGGGCGCGATGAACTTCGCCGTCTCCGAATTCACCACCCCGTCGGTCAGCTGGTTGCCGCAGAAGCTGAGCATCCGGCAGTACGCACCGGTCGCCTCGTTGCCTGCCGCGACCACCTTCGGTTTCGACCAGAGAAGGTCGTCGAGCTTGATCCAGGGCATCGCTCAACCCCGTCCCACCGAGGAGCAGATGTCTACGCGGGGCCACGGCACCTGCGCCGCCTCTCCCCAATCGGCATCCTTGAAAGCAGACCGTGGCCGCTCTCGTCCGACCTCGTCCCCTAAAAAGGTCAAGGGCTCAGAGGAGGCCACGCCGGAGGTCGCATCGGCTGGGTGCGGCTTGAGGGTCGCACCCTGGCCCCGGCCTCCGGCGCCGCCCTCGTCCTCAGCACTGATCGGTTGATCCCCGGCACCGTGTTTCGTGGCGGTCGCAATCTCGTTCCCGCCCGGCCTGTCGAGGGTGCCGGTGACGCTATGTGGACCGGCGGTCCCTTCCGGGTTGATCGTGCCGTTGTTGGGCTTCTCACCCGAGTGGGTGCTGGCGGCTCCTACGCCATACGAACGCGGAGGTGAATCCGAGCCGTTGCCAACACCCACTCCGACGAGCTTCGCCCGTCCCTTCGCGGTGATCCGATACGTCGGCGCTTTCCTTCCGTTCGCCGCAGGGTGAGAGACCTTGCGATAGACGCCGGTGGACTCCATGAAGCCTTTGTTTCGGAACCAGGCGGAGCGGGAGCCTTTGAGGTTGCAGTGCTCCGGTGGGACCCCGAGTGGATCGAGATCGTCGGCGTGGAAGTAGCCGGTCTCTATAAGGGTGCGGCGGATCTGCTCGTCGATCGCCCCGGCCCAGTCTCGCTTGTCCCGCTGTTCGGACTGGAGGTCGCGTGCCTCTTGAACCGATCTGACGTTGCCGCCTCGGCTACCTGCTCCAGCGCCCTGAGCGCTTCTGAGCGCTTTGTCGCCATCGCTCGACCTACCGAGCAGTTCCTGACGTAGACGGGTCGCGTCGGCCCGACAGGATGAGTCGCAGTAGCGGGCGTGGGCACGCTTGCCGCCAAGGGGGTTGCCGCAGTACTCGCAGACGCGAATCACGCCCGCACCTCCAGCCGCTCTTGCCCCTCGACCTTCCCGACGATCTGCCGAGCAGTGACCTCGCGGTAGGTGACGGACTTCGGGTCGGGGTCATCGATCCTGTGGCCTCCCAACCGCGTGAGCGAGTAGCCGAGGTATCGCGCCGTGAAGATTTGCCCCCGCACGTTGCAGCGGATGCGGTCGCCGACCTTGAGGGAGCGGGTGTCCATCAGGCCGCCACGCTCCACGTCTGGTTACGACCCTCGCGGCCAGCTGACCATGCTTTGCGGGTCTGCTTCGCGGCGATGAATGCCGATCGGGTCGCTTCCTCGGAAACCGTCGCGATCTGAACCTTGCCCTTGGCCCGGGTGATGTGGCAGGCAAGGACTTCGAGAAGCTCGTCGGCTTGGCCCGTCGCTGGCTCGACCTCTCCGCGTAAGCAGTGCGAGATGGCTGCCGCGTCCGTGCAGATCAGGGCCGGTAGGGCGCCGGGCTTCACGGTGATCGCGACTTGGCGCAGGACCGCAAGCAAGTCGGCAGAGAGAGGGTCACCAGCGGCGACGACATCGCAGGCGATGACCCTGCCTCCCCGGAACGTCGCCGCGATCCCTGCCACTCCGCGAGAGGCATCGAAATCGGCGGCCACATAGATGTCCTTGCGGGGCCTCACGCCGCGACCGCCCCAACCTCGACACGCCCCTGCAGCACCGCCGCGACCTCGTCGGCCGGCACGCCGACGCCGTCGGGAAGTTCCATGACCTGTTCGGTCGTACGCATGGCCCCATAGCCGTCGTCCCATCCCCGTCGCCGGCCAAGGGAGAAAGAGCCGACGATGAGGACGGAGACGATCGCGGCGATAACCGCAAGTTCGACGGGGAGAGCGCGGAGCATCAGGCAGGCGTGCCCCTGTAGACGCGGGTGAACTTGTCGCTAACCCGGTCGGCGACACGCTGCAGCGCTTCTTCGACAGCACGTTCGGGCCGTTCGAGCTTGTAGCCGATTTCGAGCCGACCGCTGCGCGTGCTGTGGCGCAGGTTGGCGGCAATCGCTACCGGTTCCTCGCCCATGAAGGGAGCCAAATGGAGGATGAACTGACGCGGAACCTCGATCTCACCGTCGGCGGCCGTGGTCGCCGTCGCCTTGCTTTCCTCGTCGTACTTGAACTTCTTGGCCCCTGAGTTGAAGTCCACCTTAGAGCGGAAGTGGACGTCGGTGGTCGCCTCGAAGTTCTCGGCGATTTCGATCAGAGTGGCGGCGTCCGGGGTTTTGATGTCAGGCATCCCTTCCCGCAGGTGCTCAGCGAACGCCTCCTGGGACATGAGCGAGCCGTCCCGCGCGCCGGCCCACAGTTCCCACTCGGGGGAGTGCAGAAGGCTGAGCACGGCGCGGTGGTCGCCCCAGGCGCTGTCATCGGCTGAGTTGTCGTTGATGACAGCGACGACCTCGCCTTTGGTCGGGTGGACCCAAACAGTCGTCATCGCCTCGACCTTGTGGTTGTCGACGTAGTCGATGAAGCTGGCGACGTCGGAGGGGCGGTAGGTGCCGCGGGCGCGAGTCGGCGCGTCCAAGTACTTCTCCAGGTCGACGATCTGATGCGAGGCACCGCCGAAGGGCGTGGTGACGCTGTAGAGGCCACCGGGCTCCACGGCTGACGGCTCGGCTGATGCGATTGCGGTCTCGACGACCACGGCGGCGTCTCCGCGCTCGATGAGGTTCGGGTCGGATTCGGGCATAGGTGTGATTCCTTTCGTTCGGCTGGTCGGGTCGGTGCTAGCTCGCACTCGCGTCGCGCAAGCCGGAAAACTGGGTTTGCTTCGGATCCGTCCGCGAGACGTTTCCGTGGTCGTCGGTGAACCAGCGTGAGGGCTTCGTGGTGGGGCGCGGGATGCCCGGCTTCAGCGTGTCGCTGAGGACGACCGAGTTCTCGTCGTCCTTGGCTGGCTCGACCGTGATCTGGATCGTCAGCGAGCCCTTCTTTTGGGTCTCCTTCACGGCCTTGACGACGGACTGGAGTTCCTCGCTGGCTTCGTTGTGAAGTCCGCCACCCCGGTGCTCCATCAGGATCGATGAGACGGTCTTGACGGGCGGCGGGGCTTTGTCGTCGCCTGCGGCCACCGTTTTCGCTGGCTCAGCCATATAGGTCCTCCTTGGGTTGGAGGGCTCAAGAAGGCGCTCCTTTCAGAGTGCTTCCCCCCACCACCGGCGACCTCGCTGAGCATCGGAACCGTGCCCTTCACGCCCGCACCGCCAACCGACTCGTCTTCTTGAACTCGACGCCGGGCATCTCCGGCGGCTTCCCGGTCGCCTTGATCGTGTCGTGCATGTACTGGCGCAGAGCGGCGGTGAGGACTGCCTTGAGCGGCGTGCCGTCGGGGAGGTGATCTGGGAGCAAGCCGATATCGGTGACCTCGAACTCCCAGTGCTCGGAGGTGCCGGCGCCCTCGGGCTTCACGGGCGCGGCGACCTCGGCTCGAGGGAGGGTCGGATCGGGCAGCGAGGAAATCGCCTCAGCGGCAGTCGTGGCTTCCGCGGCTTCTGCCGCGGTCTCCTCGGCCAGCAGGGCGAGCTCGGGATCCTCGGCCGCGAGCTCGCGAGCTTCCTGGGCTTCGCGCTCCTTGTCGGCCTGGGCTTTGCGCGCCGCAGCTTCCTCGGCCTCTCGCTTCTCGCGCTCCAGCCGCTCCCGCTCTTCGCGCTCGCGATCGAGACGCGCCTGCTCCTCCTGGCGCTTGCGCTCTACGTCGTCCAGATAGGTCTTGACGGTCCCGCGCAGAACATCCTCGACCTCCTTGAAGGGCGCGATGACCTCGTCGAATCGGCCTTTGATCAGTTCCGCCGCGTCCTTGCGGGGTTTGGTCAACGAGACCCGCTTCTTCTCGATCGCTTTACGTTCGGCGATGACGGTGCGAAGGAGCGCGGTCGCCGCCTCCGCTGATTCCTCGTCGTCAACCTGGATCGACTCGGCGAGTGCTCGGGCGCGGGCGACTGCCTCCTCCCCGCCCCCGACCAGCTGGTCGAGATCGGTGGGCAGGAACTCTTGGACCTCGGCTGGAGCCACCTCGGTGCCCGTCATGCCGGCACCGCCTCTCGGGCCTTATTGGCCTCTCGCTCAGCCGCACGCATGCGCTGATCGAGTTGCTTCCCCGACTGCGAGGCGAGCAGGGCCGAGTTGAAATCAGCGTCGGTCGCGCAGCTCCAGAACTCCTGGTAGGTCCCGTCTGGGAGAAGGACGACGACCAGCTCTAGGTCCGACTCGCCGATCCCGCACTCGCGGTTGGACATCTTGTAGCCACGAAGCTGGACGTGGTCGGATTTGTAGGTGCGGGGCTTCTCGCGGGTCTTGTCGTCGATCAGGACGATCGCCGAGCCGTGACCGGGGTGCTCGCAGTCCTTCGGGAGCGGCGGCAGGCCCGGGGAGTCGAGATCCAGCAGGGCCAGCAGGTCGAAGGTGCCGGCGAACTTTCGCGTGTGGTGGACGGTCGCGCACTCGGCCGCGAAGGGCTCGGGCTGGCGGTCGCGCCACCACTTCAGTTTCGCCTGCCCGTAGCCTCGGGCCTCGTCGCTTAGACCGGCGAGACTCGGGGCCGAGCGACCCATGGCCAGCTCGAAGGTGATCTCTTTGTGGACCTCCTTGCCCTCGTCGGCTCGCTGGTTGCGACGGTCAGACCAGCGGAGCTTTCCCGCCTCCAGTGCTTCCGCGATCGCCTTCGGATCGGCGAGCCAGGTCAGGTCCCCCTCGGCGGCAAGCGCTGCGTCCGCGAGGGCGGCGATCCCTTCCCGCTCCAACCTCGCCGCCCAATACATGAGCGGGTCGGCGTCTGGATCGAGGTACTTGGAGATCCCCGAGGCGCCGGGAAGGCCAGAGCCCTGGATGTAGGAGAATCCGCCGGACGCCGCCGGGTTGGCTTTGATCTCCGCCCAGTAATAGTGGTTCTCGCCCCGGACTTCCTTGTAGATCGGGTCGCCCTTGGGGAACGAGAATTTCTCGAAGCGGCCGACCTGCTCGCTAGGCGGAAGCATTCGCGGCCTCCGTCGTCTCGGCGTTCAGCTCCAGCTTCTCCAGCTCTTCTTCGATTGCCTGGCGCTGCTCGGGCGTGAAGGCAGCAAGAGCCTGAGCGAAGTCCGCAGACGGCGGGATCGCATCGAGCCCGATCGAGCCGAGCAGGACGTTGAAGCCGTCGTGCCAGTTGCCCTCGGCGCCGCCCTTGCCCAGGTGCTGGGAGCGGTCCTGGATCGCGGCGTTGAACTCCTCGACCTGGTGAATGATGCAGGCCTGGAGTTCCTTGGCGAGGTCCTTGGCCTCGTCCTCGGTCAGAGCGCCCAGCCCCTCGTCCAGCTTCCCGAGGTCGATCATCTTTGACCCGAGGTCGAGCGAACTTAGGATGGCGTTCACCCCGTCGAGGGTGTTGATCCCCAACTCCTGTAGTGAGGGAGAGGCGAGGTTGATCAGCCACTTCAGCGGGGCGACGTGCGGGGGCTGGTCGGCGGGCGGCGTCTCCTCGACGACCTGGGCGTCGGTGACGACCTCCACCTCTGGGTAAACGACTTCGCCTTCGTCATCGACTTCCGCGCCTAGCTCCTCGGGCGTGTAGGCCGGGGTGCCTGCGGTGACGTCAGGAGCAAACTTTCGATGCCCGCGGGAGATGCAGCGAGCGAACAGCATGTCCTCCGGCGAGTTCTGCCAGCGGCGCGTCTCGGCAAGAGCCTTCCACTGGCCGTACTCCTTCACCTGCATCTTCTGGGCGCGCTCGTAGGTGAACTTGGAGATCCCCGCCGGCTCGTCGTTCTCGAAGAATTCGAGTTCGCAGACCTCGTTGTCGCTGCGCTTGACTTTGTAGTCGTACTTCTCGGATCGCTTGATCAGCGTGGCCAGCACGTTCGCGCTGTGGCTCGGCTTGCCGTCGATGATGCGGATGCCCTGCATCGAGGCCATCGGGCCGAGGCCGACTTCTTCCCCAGCGACGATCTTCACGATCGCCTGGCTCATCTCGGTCGCATCCTTGAAGTAGCCGGACGCGGCGAAGTGCCTGGCAAGTCCTTCTGGGTCGCGACGCATCAGCGGCGTCGTGTCGCGCCGACGGGTCACGGTTTGCGTCTGGGCGGTCGGTGCCTCCCCCACTCCCCCGCTCACGACTCCCGCTCCATGGCCCGGACTGCCTGCCGCAGGGCCGGGATCTCCTCACGGGCTTCCCCGATCTTGATCCCTGCCCGACCCACGGGGACCGTTCCTGCCGAGCCGTCGCCAATGAAGCCGCTGATCGTCGCCAGCGCCGCCTCTGCCTCGGCGAGCTTTTGGGCGAAGTCTGAGATCCAGCCTTCGGCTCGCTCACGAGCGACGGTGTCTATCGGCGGGTTGTCGTGATCCAGCGGAGGAGCGCACTCGATCGGCGCCAACCGCCGGCCGTTGTCCACCCGCTCGACGATGTCGCCCGGGTGTATTAGGTTCTCTTCGTTCACGGGTTACCTCCGTGGATTGGGGCGTCGGGGACTTCAGATCCCACGGCGCCTCGTTTCGTTTGGGCGGGGAAAAGGTGGATGCCGGATCGCTGGCAGGTGCGGCGAGCGTCTCGAAGAGCCAGCGCGAAGCCGAGCACCAGGACCGCGATCAGGGCGAGGAGGCCGGGAGTTGTCGCCGTCATGCCGTCCTCCCGAGTTCGCGTGCTTCTTCGTTGCGGTGGCAGGTGGCGAGGTGCTCACGACGGGCGGCGTCGAGGTCGACGGGCCTCTCGGGCTCAGGGCGCTGACGCTGAAGGGCGGGGTAGCGCTTACACGCTCGCGTCGTTCGCTTGTAGGTGACGATGGCGGCGAGGGCCATCGCGATGAGCGAGCCCCCGATCCCCGCCACCGCAATCAGGAAGGCGATCAGGTACCGGTGCGCTTCAGCGGTGGTGAGGGTGGCGAGCATCAGCCGGTCTCCCCCGCCGCCGGCAGCTCGGCTAGAGGTCGCTCAAGCTGGACCGTGCCGGTGTCGGCAAGCTGCTCGAAGATCGTCCGGTTGGTCCGCACGTCGATCAGGTGGGCAAGGAACGCCTCCTCGAAGGTCTCGACGTTCTCCTGCACCGCCACCATGCGGGCCTTGAGGTTCCAGGCGATGACCCGCCAGATGCCCCGCTCCTCCTGCTCGTAGAGGTCGTCGCGGATCTGATCGATCGTCTTCGTCCGGGCCCGGCGGAGTTTGGCGTGGACTTCGCGCTCGTCCACCGGCTTCAGCGGCACCCGGATTCGGACGGCGTTGAAACCGACGACGAACTGCAGGGCCGCCCAGCGGCGCCCTTCGTCGTCACGGTCCTCGGCGAAGGCCAGACGGCTCGCCCCCGCTTCGCTGAGCAGCTTGCGGACCGTGCCCTGCGAGCGCTCAACCGGAACGCTGGTCGACTCGTAGGCCATCAGCCCCCCACCCCCGCCTCAGTCCGCTGGTCGACCAGATCGCACAATCCGTCGGCGACGCCATCGACCTGCTCCTCGATCTCGTCGATCTGAGACCGCAGCTGACCCGACCCTTTCACCCGGTTGCCGAGTACGCCGAGCCGGTGACGGATCACCCGCACGTCCTCCTCGATTCGGACCATTACCTGGTCGGCTTCGCTGGGGGAGTAGAAGCCTGCTCGGGGCATCAGCGAGATTCCTCGGCGAGCATCAGCAAATTGAGGACGGCAACGGCAAGGTCAGCAGCGACAAGAGCGATCGAAAACTTGTCCCCGGTCAGCGCAGACGGAACGTTGAGCGCGGCCGCGACGCAGAGTCCGATGAATACAAGTCGCCTTGCGTCGACCCGCTCCACCTAGACCACCGCCCCACTCGCCTCGACCCGCCACGCTTCGACGGTCAGGTGCGTTTCAGGATCCTCATGCACATACCGGTGGCCACCCAGGACGGAGAGAGCCGCCATCCGGGCCTCCATGGGGAGGATGCCGGTCTCCGATTCGATCCGGGGCGCCAGTTGCTCGACGGGGACCTCGAAGCGGTCGATCAACTCCTCGGTCGAGTAGGGGTTGGAGACCTCGACGATGTAGACGCTCATGCTGCGGCCCGATCGGTTGCGGCCGCCTCGCCATTACTGCCCAGCCAGGCACGGAGGGCCATGCGGATCTCGGCTGCTCGCGACCGTTCCGACTCGGCGCGTTTCTCGTCAAGCCGGCGGAGCGTCTCCTTGTCCAGCTCGGTGGCTACGGGCGTGAGCTTCTTTGCCATGCCGACAAGATAGCAGATTATCTTCGGTTGTCAAAGATTATCTGCGATTTCTTGTTTCGCTCACCGGACAAGCCGCGCGCAGCGGTCGAAATCTCCGTACAGTCCTGCGACGAATGGCGGCGGAGAAGGAACCGGTCCGAGAGCTGGGCCGGCGGGTGGCGATGGCTCGGGCCTACCGGGGCCTCCACCAGACGGCGGTAGCCGAGAGATTCGGGATCGAACCGCAGACGCTGGGGCGCTACGAAAAGGGCGACATCCCCGAACATCGAATGCCGTGGCTCACCGACCGCTCGATCGAAGTGTTTGAACTCCCGGAGGAGTTCTTCGACCCGGAGGTCGACTTCAGCCGGCTAGCGCTGATGGTCGAGACGTGGCGACAGGCGAAGCGACTGCCCGATCCTGCTGAGCTGCCCCATCTGATCGACCAAGTTCTGAATGAAATGCCGCGAGGCGGATAAGCCCGGGTCGAAGTTTCGACCGGCTCGGGAGCCGGTTCACGTGCCGGAGGGCGACAGCTTCAATCTCGGCGATCGCTTCAGCCTCCAGCCGGCGTAAGTCCGCCGCGTGATCCATACCTTCATGCGCTGCCGACCCGTCAGACACCTTCGTTGCAGCTCCCTTTAACGGTCAATGGTTTGGCCCCGGGGTTATCCCGGATCGCCAAACCGCTTGTCAAGCCTTGGGCGCTGCAGATTTGTCTAGCGGGGTGGCGGCGTCTTGAGGATCGCAAGGCACACGGACATATGGACGGTGTCGCCGTTCCCTCGAGCCCGTCGCTCTGCTGAGCGCTTCAGGATCTCGACAACCTCGTTCTGCTCAATCCGATCGAAAAGCTCGATGAGTTCGTCGCAACCCTGGCTGTCGACCTTTACCGGCGTCCGATCGATAAGGAATTGGTTGTCCGTTCCAACCGTGCCGGCCTTCACCGAGCGCGTGATGTCGTCGAAGAGTGCCTGGGTGTTCTGAGCGAAGAGGTACTCAGCCAAGCGCGGGTTCTCGTCAACCAGCGCGGTCCAGTCACTGTCATCAATCAGGACAGGGCGGGTCGAACGGTAGAAGTGCTCGACCGTCCCGCGAACCGGCCGAGTTTCGACCAACTCGGCGCAGCCGAGCCTCACCAGCTCCTTGGTGTGGTGCGACACATTGGAGAGATTGGCGTCAAGCGTCTCGGCGAGTTCTTTTGGACTCGCCACCCGCTCGTAGAGGAGCAGCCAGATTTCGTGCCGCAGCTCGTGGACCATCGCTTTTAGGTGGTTCTGCCGGGCCGTCTGCCCCGAAAACGACTTGGTCGCCATTTCCTCTCCTTATCCAGAAGTGTTGAGCAGTAGAGGGTAGCCCTTCGCCGCAAACTCGTTTTTTGATCGCTACAGAACGATGTAGCGCCGGAACGACCTGCACCATCTTTACGGTCGCCTCCTCAGCTATTTGCGGAGGGAGGTGAAGCCATGCTGGCGATCAAGCTGGAGCGTCCGATGCCCGTCGCGCTCAAATCGAAGGGGGCATAGCCCGCGCCTAATCGCGGTGCCCCTGGCTAGTCAGTTTTACCTGGGAGCCCGTCAGGGGCACCGCTCGAAGCCGCACCCCCTTGGCTGTAGACGCCCCAGGCACCCTCGGCGAGACACTGCCTACATGCTCGGGGCAAGGGAACCCCGGCGGCTCAGCATCGACCCGGCAAGCGTGAGCGTCTGTCGCGGCCTGCTGATGCTCGGATCTCGCCACCACTTCATCCCGGAGACGGAGCGGGAGGTCGAAGCGCTCTCCGGCTGGGAGGTCGTGCGGCGGGTCGAGGTGATCGTCCTGCGCCGGCGACGCTGAGCCCTTCGGAGATTTGCGTCGACCGAACCCGGGAGGGAAAATCGCCATGGCGGCGGCCCGGCTGAACCCCCGGCGCTGTAGCGAATGCCGGGTCGTCCCACCCCCCCGGACGACGAGCAGGAATCCTGTCGTTCCTATAGCTTGCGGCCCAGCGTGGCGAAGGCAGAAGCGCCAGAACAGCACGACAAACGGGCTGAAAAGCCAGAGGCAAAGTGCCCCCGTCACCCCGACAAGGACTACCGGAAGCTGGTCGACAAGGCGTGGAAGGCCGGCTGGTGGTGCGAGGAACGTCGCAAGTACATCTACTGCCGGCCACCAGATAAGAAGCTGGACATCGTGAAGATCCCGATGACGCCGAATCAACGAACGATCCACAACGTCAAACGAAACCTGCGAGCGTCTGGTTTAGACGTGTAATCTTGAGGAGGGCGAGATGGCAGCAGAATCGAAAATCGGGAAGGAACGTTGCTCTGAGGCCAACGTCCTGATCGAGTTCCAAATGCTCGAGCCCATGTCGGAGGAGGTGCTCGACGCGAACTCCGATGACGTGCTCGAGGCCGTCGAATCCGGCGCTTCCGATGTCGCACTCGGGGCCTGCATCGCCCTCAACCCGCACGAGAATTCGATCAAGCTGCGGTTCGATGTCCTCGCCAAGAACGACGCCGAGGTCCACAAAAAGATCGCGAAAGTCATCACGGTGATCTTGCGCGACACGGACTTCGAGTTGCACGTCAACCGCTCGAGCGTCCAGGCTCAGCAAGACGGCGAGCGGGCACAGACCGGCGAATTCGCCGCAGCGTAGTCCCTGCCTCGGAAACTCGGATCAGTCCTTCTCGCCGATCTCCTCGGCCAGGGCGAAGACGTCCACCAGGCTGGTCTCGAGCGCCGCGGCGATCTTGGCGACCGAGATAATCGTCGGGTTCCGATAGCCCCGCTCCATCTGCGTGACCCAGGTGATGTGGACGCCGGCTTTCTCTGCGACTGCTTCCTGGGTCAGTCCCTTCTGTTCCCGCATCTGCTTCAAGGCAGCGCCTACAGCTTTGGGGAGATCGTCGGGCGAGAGCATGGGTGGCCGAGCAAATCCGTCTCCCTAGGCCGGCGTCTATAGACGATGTATCAGGTAGCGTTACCTCCTTGAATCGAGTTGAGCGCCGAGACGATGCCTGACCGAGACGACGCCGACGGTTCGGCGGCAGTAGCCGCCATCTGCAAGGCCCTCTCTCATCCTCTGCGAGTCGAGTTCATCGAGGCGCTCCAGCGCGACGACGGCACCCTCTCGGCATCGAAATTCGCCAACGCCAAGGACGCCGACCTTTCCCGGGTCGCGTATCACGCCGTTCGCCTGAAGGAGGCCGGTGTGCTCGAGGTCGCTAGCGAGCGGAAGGTCCGAGGGGCGACAGAACGGTCTTACTCGCTCACCGGGACCAATGCCGAGCTCGCCGTTAAGCTGATCGCGATGGCTCGGAACGGATGCGGCTGAGCTCAGGGCTGAGGCTCAGAACGCAAAAAGGCCCGCCGCCTCGGAAGAGACGACGGGCCAGTTACCCAATCCCCGGATGGTCGGGGTATATGTAATGCGGGGGCGAGACTATCCCAGCCCAAGAAGGTCAGCGCATTCCCAGGGCTGCAACCCGTAGGCCATGTAGAGACGGTGGGCGACGATGTCTTGTTCTCGCTTGCTCGCCTGACCTGGAGACGGTGCGAATCCGGGATCGCTGAAGCTCTGCCAGGTCGGCACCGAGCCGCTGAAGAGGATCCCGTAGTAGCCGCTCGGCACGTAGGCGCGGACGCCGGACTCGCAACGCACGATCGGGAACGGGATAGCCCAGCGCCGGCCGCCACCGTGAAACGGGGTGACGCGCGAGCGCCAGAGCTCGGCTCGCCGATGCTTGTAGAAGGCGTGCTGCAGGAGCGCCCAGCTTCGCTTCATCTCCCGCCGTTCGCCGGCGCCGGCACACGCGAGTCGATGACGCGCCGCGGCGATCGTCAATGCCTTGGGCTTCTCCCTCTCCCAGCGAGAGGTCTTCCAGATCTTCTTGGCGAAGGTCTCGAAGGCTGGGGCCGTGAAGGATTGGCCGTGGCAGGGATCGGGGTGGAGCGGGATGTTTGGTCGCAGGGCCTCGGTCGGACTCGCCAGCACAAGCGCGAGCAGGACGGCGACCCCTGATATGGGTAGAGCGACGCGGCGGATAGATCCTCCGTTGTCGGGGACAGGATGCGCCGCTCAGAGCCAGGGAGACCGGGGCGCTTCTGAGGTGAAAAGGAGGGATTGCGCCACTGCCGGCGCTACAGTGGGTGCGTGGATGCAGTGATCAAGCCGGACGGCAACTGCCCGAACTGCGGCACGTTCGTTGACCTGCCGGGCGGCTTTCACGGCACGCCCTCGATGACTCCGCATTCCCACCGTGACTGCCCCGACTGCGCGCGGCCCCTCATCTGGTTCAAGGACGCGCAGGCGTTACCCGAAGGTTGGATGGTTGACGAGGTGGAGGAGCGACGGCGCGCCGCGCAGGCGGAAGACCTCTGATGGCTCGCGGCCCCATCCCAGACCAGCCGGAAGCTGCGCACATCGCGGCCAATTTCGCCGCCATCGCCAACACTGGCTACACGCTCAAGGATTTCGTCAGGGCGGAGCGCCGCTACTTGGAATCGCTACCGACCGCCGCCGAGTTCCTCGCCGCATTCTCCAACCAGCCCCTCAGCTCCTCCGCGCACCCAGCACACAAGTAGACCCACTCCACCCGCGGTCTTGATGAGGGTCGATGCGGTTGGGGCACCGAGAGCAGGAGAGGCTCTTGCCGTCCTCGCTCACTTCTCGTAGTCGAGCGTGATGACGGTCAGCGGCTCAGGCGAGGGAGCGACGAGCTCGACAGCGCCGAGGCAGTAGTACTCCGGCGTGTCGTCGGGCAAGCCCCAGCCTGACTGCAGCACGTCGCCCAGTGCCTTGTCGATCAGCGGGCGAAAGTTCGCTTCATCCCTGCGTCGCCGCTGGGTGAAGTGGATCGCAGCCGTAGCCGTAACCCAATCGAGCCTGCGGGGCACCTTCGCAACCATCAAGGCAGTGGCAATGTCCTGTTCCCATCGCTGCTTCTCCCGTCGACCGACCGCCCAGTGAGAGCGGTAGCCGACCGCGTTGAGCGAGGAGGGCGTTCCGGGGATCTCAAGCGTGGCCCGGATCGGTGCATCGGCTGAAGCCACGCCGCCGTGTAGTTGATCCCGTAGCGCTCCCATCGGGTCACCAGTCAGTACGAGCTGATGATCTGACTCGGGGGCTCGACTAGCGAGGCCAAGGTCTCTGGCGTCCGGTGCTCATCGCAGAGCGGGTAGCCGTTGCCATGTGGCGGCCGGGTGGTCAGGCCCTTCTTGGTCGGCTCGCCGCAGATCTCGCAACCCGTCCAGTCGCCATAGCTCTCCTCTTTCTGGCCGGCGAGCAGGTAGGAGTGGAAGCACTCCTCTGCCTCCTTGCAGGTAGCGTGAGGCTCGTGGTTCCGGCAGTCGCCCTCCCGCCAGATCTGGCCATTGTGCATGCCGGTGAAGTGCCAGCCGGAGCCGTCCTTGAGCTTGCGGGCTTCGTAGTAGTTCACGGCCGATACCCCGCTTCAAACGCCAGCCCGACCGGCTTGAAGCTGACCGTGTCCACCCAGCTTGGTTTCCAGTCCCGCACCGAGTGAGCACCGCCGGCCGAGGAGGAGAGCGGCGAGGAGTTACAGCGCGCCAGCCGCCTCATTTGTTGAGGTCCAGGTCAGCGTCGGTCAGCGTATATTCGCCGTCCAGCATCGCGTTCTTGCCGTGTTCGGTGTAGGGCATCGTGCTCTCCCCCTATCTGCCTACGGCCGATGCTGGGTCCGGTGGGCAGCCGCGATTCTGACGCGTGCTTCCTGGGCGTAGACGATCTGCCCGCTGGCGGCATGCAGGATGCTGGTGAGCGCAGCGACGATCGGCACGGCCTCCGGCACTCCGGACGCCAGCGCTGCCAGGAAGACGCCGGCGAGGGTGAGGATGGTGTTGACGACGGCTGGCACCTTGAGCTTGGAATAGCTGAGGTAGCCGGCGGCCGTGCTGAGGATGGTGACCACTGCGGCGGTGATCGGAGCGATGGCCGGAACGACCCCGCCGACCGCGGCAGCGATCGCGAGTGCGACGACGAGTGCGAGGCCGACGTACGCCGGCACCTTCACCTTGGGATGCATGGATGGGTCCTTTCTGTAGCTCGCGGGATGCGAGCGGAATGGAGCGCTCAGGGGCGAGCGCGGCGGAGAACCGGCAGCCGCTACTCGGCTACCGGGAACGTCGAGACCTGGAGCAGGCCGAAACTGGCCTTGATGCGGCGGTGGCGGCGGGAGCCGGGCAGGATGTCGACGGGACGCTGGCCGGCGGCGCGGCCGTTGGTCGGATCGCCCTCGGCAGTCACCTGCTGCCAGCCCGCCTTCAGGTTCCCCAGGTCGAGGAAGGAGAGGTATCCGCCCTTGGCCAGTGAGAACGGCTCGGTGACGTGGCCCTTGAAGGAGAGCAGCTTGCCCTTACCCGCGAACTGCGGTGAGAAGTAGTCGGGCAGCACGAAGTCGGAGACCAGCACGCCGTCGATCTCATAGCCGAGCGCGTCGGCCTCGACCGCGTCGGAGAGCTCCTTCGCGTAGAGCCGCCCCGTCTTCGGATCCAGAGCGCTTTCGTTGATGTCCGCGTCACCCAGCATCTCCAGCAGCTCGTGGGAGGCGGTGACCGAGACCTCAGCGCCGTAGCGCTTGTCGGTCGCCGCGAAGACCTTCCCGACCGGCTGAAGACCGTTGGGGGTCAGGTCGTGGTAGCCGAGCGCGCCGGCTTGGTCGGAGTCGTCGAGGATCGCCAGCACCCAGGCGTTCGCCGGCGGCTTCCCGCCCTTCGGGACCGGGACGAGGTGCGCGGCGTAGCCCCAGGTCGAGCGAACGTCGTCGTCCACCTGCTTCTGAAGTGCAGCGGTGATGCTCGCGACCTCCTCGTCCGTGCAGGCCGTGGACTGGTTGACGATCGCGACGTTGATCCGGCTCATGCGGATTCCTTTCAATTCGGGATTCGGTCAGGTGGACGAGACCGAGAGAAAAGGGACTACGGCAGCGGCCAGACAGTCGGAGCCCATCGGCGACCGGCCCAGCGCAGCGGCCGGTTGCAGCGGCGGCAGATGCGGCAGATGCCTCCGCAGAAGTCGATCGTTTCGCCACGTTCGATCTTCCCGCGTCGGTGAGGGCACCTCGGCTTGTGGCCGAAGAGGCGACACAGGATCGGCATCTGCCCTCCCCTGCTCAGCGGGTCCAGTCGTCCCGTTCGCCGTCTTCGTTCCAGTCGCCCGTGACGAAGGCACGACCGAGCGCATAGATGGCGCGGGGCAGTTCGACGAAGAGGAGCCGCAGAAACTTCACTGCTCTTCCTTCGAGCTGAGGACGAGGACGTCGCCAACCTTCAGCGGCGTCTCGCCGGCGGCGTAGGAGCCGGACTCCGAGATGCGTACGAGGCGACCTGGGCCCTCGTCTTCGGGCAGGACCTCCTCGACCGTGTACTGGGCGGGTTGGGTGCTCATCGGTGCTTCCTTCCTGCTCGGTGGAGTTCCTGGGGAAGCCGCCGCCAGAAGGCGAGCGTCAGCTTCGACTCGTCGAGCGAGCGGTTGTTCGAGCGGTCGGTCCACAGCACGTACTCGTTCGGGCCGCAGACGTGCCGCTTGCCCATGGGCGACGCTCAGGGCTTGCGGCGCCGTTTCTGCCACCCGCTTTCTTCGTATTCGTGCTGGTCGCTGTATTCGGAGAGACTCTTCCAGAGGTCGTGGATGCCCTTCACGATCAGCCAGGGCAGCAGCACGACGGTCTTGACGACCTTGAGGATCTTCATCACTGCCTCCTTTCGATTAAGCCGGTGAGGCTCATTTCTTGCCCTCCCAGATCAGGCAGACATAAAGGCCGTCGCCGAAGAGGGCGGGTTGGTTGCTCATCGGTGCGCCTTCGGGGCCGGGATCTCATCCACGCCGTAGTGCTTGCGCTGGCGGTTCAGCTTGTGCCGGAGCGTTTCGGCGTGCTTGGAAGTCGGGTGCAGGCGGTGAGCGATGAAGTACTGGGCGAGCTCGATCACGTAGCCCTCGGGGTAGCCGGGGCCGCAGTCGACATGGCCGCTGCCCATGATCCCGAAGTCCTTGTGCTGGAAGACACCGGGACGGGTGATCGCTGCACCCGAGCACTCGCCCTTCTCCAGTGGCACGCCATAGTGCATGTGGCCGTAGGCGAGGAACTCGGCGGCGCCGTGAAGCTGAGCGTGCCGGTGGGCCATCCACTCGTCACGGGAGAAGTGGGCGAAGGCGATCTGCTCCAGATTCAAGGTCACGGAGTTGAGTTCGCAGACGGCCCACGCCTTCATCCCGTCCTCGACATAGCGACCGAACTTGCCATCGACGTTGACGCCCAGGTGGGCAGAGGCTTCCTCGCCGTCGAAGATGCTACCCAGCGTGACCAGATCGGACGGCGGATCCCCGTGAGGGGCGTCGCCGCCCTCCGTCGTATGGAGGACGAGGCCGTGGATTCGGGCTCCCTCTCGAGAAGAGGCGTGCGAGGTCAGGTGCGTGTAGTCGACCTTCATCGAGGCGATTCCTTTCGGTGGTTCTGGAGCCGCGCTGTACTGGGCGGCGAGGTCTTGGTGGGGCGCTACAGTGGGGTCACTGCAAATCGATCTGAGAGGGGAAGCCTCAGATGCAACGGACGACCTATCCGGTCCTCCATTACCACGAATACCTCGGCGGCCGCGATTCGCAAACCGTCCACGGAACCCGCCAATACTGTGGCCACTGTCGGCGCGATATCGGCGGAATCCATGGCGGGGCCTGTTACGGCTGGCCTGGAACGCCCGACGACTTGGAAGCCAAGAACGAGCGCGACAGCCTGCTCGGATCCTGGGAACCCAACCGTGACCCCCTGGAGCACTATGCCTTCTGTCCATGGTGCGGCGTGCAGTTCGAGGACGAGTGGTGGAACCACAGGGTTATCCAGAACGAGCGCGTAATCGATCACTTCCGATGCCCGGGCACGCACAAGGGCGATACGCACGAGTTCCGAGGAAGCTTTGAGGGGCACTATCTGGCAACGACGGATCCGATGGTTTGCTGGTGCGAGCCCCAAATCACGCCGGGTCTGATGGGATGTGTGATCCGCCATCAGGACCGGAGCTATGCCGACTATCTGGCATCGCGGCCCGATCCTGAACCGGAGGAGTACTTCGACAACGATGAAGACTTCGAGACTTAGCGGGCCAGCTTCCCGCTACGCCCGCTTTGCGCGACGGCCCGCTCCGGCGGGCCGTCTGCGTTTTGACGGTTTAAGGTGAGCAGATGGCCCAAATCACCGCCGAGGAGTTCGAGCGGCGCTACGCCGAGCGCTCCGGTCTTACCGTCGAGGAACTGCGCGCCCTCGGTCGGGTCGTGCGCCCGTGCGATTGCGAATACGAGGAGTGCGAGGGCTGGCAGTCCGTCAGCGCCGAGATCGCCGCCGAAATCGACGATCCCGCGCTCCCCTTCGTGCGTTAAGGGGCAGTCCGTCGCTACGGCGGGCAGGGACCTACCAGCGCTCCCCTCACCCCGCACTGCACCTGACCCACCGTTTCGCCCACGTCTTCTGCGGCTTCCCGGACGCTTTCGATCGCTTCGGGGATCAGGGCCGGTGCAGCGGGAGTCGGCAGGATCGGTGGGACCGTCGGCGTTTCGATGACGGGTGGCGGGGGCGGTTCTAAAGTCTGCGTCGGCTGCGTGACGGTCGGGGCGGCGGTCGAAGGCGAGGAAGCCGGCGCCGGCGAGGGTTCACTGCCGCCTGAGGACGGCGCTGGCGGCGAGTGGTGCCGGGGCGGCGTGTGCTTGACGGGCGCCTGAAGCTGATGGGCAACTGATGGAGCGTTCGCCTGTGACGGCGCATCAGTTGCGCCAACCTCCAAGCTTGGGACCGACTTGGAGCTGCCTTGGACTTCGCGCGCCTCATGAACAGCGAGCTTGTGCAGTTGCCGATGGTCGTGCTGGCGTTGGATGACAACCGTGTCGATCCGGCCTTCGATCCTCTGGCCCCAAAAGTAGGCGCCGGCGAGAAGGAGTAGGAAGCCAATGCCGACTCCCAGCGATCGCCACCCCGCCGCTTGGACCTCACGCTGAAGGGCAGTCTTCATCTCAGATTCCTCCCTTGGCAACGATGATTCCCAGGGCGGCAATCAGGAAGAGGCCAACGCCTTGAGCCACCTTGACGGCGAACGCGGCGCCCTTGCCTTCATCGCGGGTGGACTCAAGCGAGTCGATCCGCCCCTCGTGGTCCTTCACCCATTCCTCGGAAGCCTTGCCGCCGACTTCCTGGCGGAGCTCCTCGAGCCGGCGGACCACCTCTCCATGCTCGACGGTGTTCTCGGCACGCATCTCCGCTACCTGCTTGCCCAAGGCACGGACCTCCCCGATGAGTTCGCCCAGCTCCTTTTCGCTTGCAGGTGGGTTCAACCGGGCCTCGCTTGGGGTCGATGTTTGCGCTACTTAGGGGGCCTTGCGGCTAACCTCTACTCCCCCTACGAAAAGGTGCCCTCCGCGACAGGCCCGCTCTTTCGACGCGGGCCTGTTGTGCGTCTGGAGGGACTAAATTCGGATGCTGAACTGGGCTGTAGCGCTCGGGATCGGTTACGGTGCTCGGCGCGATGGGCGTGCGGAACCTTCGAGCGATCTGCCCGAACTGCGGCGGCAAGATCCACACCCAGCCGAAGGGCCTTGGCCACTTCACCTGGGCCAATAGCTGGATGCTCGTCCAGACCGGGAGCGAGTGCCAACACTGCGGGGCGGCACTGAGCGGGAAGGTCGCGGCTGGCAACAAGGCGATCCTCGCTGAGGATGCAGATAAGACCTGGCGCGAGCGCGAAACCGGCAAGCCTGCCAAGGCTGCTTCCGTGCCGCGCTTTCGGCTGCCCGCCGAATACCAACGCTCCCTCGTTGTGGAATTCACGTTTGAGGACGATGCCGACGCCATATTCGCCGCCCTGCACCGGGCGACCCTTGGTCTCGGTCACCGACTCATTGAATCCGACAAGACAAGCCGAAGGCTCGTATTCAAGACGCCGTTTTCTATGGCATCTGGACGCCTCCGAATTGAAGGGCGGGTATTTGTGGGCGAGGATGACGAGCCGGGCTGCTTCCTTCGCATCTATCGCCCCGCGGTTCCCCTCCTCGCGTGGGGGGAGAAAAACGCCGTAACCGAACAACTCATGGGTTTGATGCTGGAGCCGATGTGAGTCAGTTGCGGTTGCGCCACTCAGCGACGCTCCCTACACTGGGCGCGTGCATACCACAGCGCCCCCGCGACGCAGCAACGTCCGGGGGCATGACACCAGGAGGCTAGTCCTGATGCGATTCCGAACGGTAGCAATGCTCGCAGTGGCGGCGCTTGCCCTATCCCTCCCGTCCTCCGCCATGGCGGTCTCCGCTAGGCCGACAATTCTCCAGGCAGCCGAAGCCCTGCATGACCAAGAAGGCCTGCAGGATGGCTCGACCACCGTTGCCGAATGCCACACTGGCGCCCAGCCCGGAACGGTCGTATGCGTTGCCACCATGAGGGGGATCGTTGAACTCTCGGTAGGCCCCGTTGAAGCCGAGTGCGTGGCTGCGGTGGCGGCGGTATGGCTACCGCTCCGCGTATCCGGCTTCAAGGTGGTGGGCGCGCCGGGGATGTGGAGCCCGCGAGCAGTGTCTGACACGCGCTGCGAAGGTGTGCCCCTAAACGGCTAATAGCCGAAGACGACGACCCAGAGCTGTCGTTCCTTCACCGTGAGAGGAGCGCCGCCGCCGCCGGCCTTAAACCTGACAGAGAGGTTGTAGGTGCCGGCAGCAGCGAAGACCTGACAGAGACCGCCGTAGGCACCGCTAGCCAGCATGCCGCCACCCAATTCTGCTTCGGCTGACTGAGGCATCCCAACCACGGCGCCAGTCGTTGGCCAAGCCAACGCCCCCGGCGTCACCGTCTGGCTGCCGACTAGCCCCAGCGGGCATGAGGTCAAGGAGCCCCATTGATTTTCGGTGAGGGTTGACGAGCGAGCTGCTTGCTTGCCTTCACCGCCTGCCGGGTCCGGTACACGAAGTTGGTTTTCGCCCAGAAATATCGCTGCTGCGCCGCGGCCGACTCCTTTCGTCCCGGACTTCCAGATTGCTTTGTAACCCACCAGCATGAATCCTCCGGCTGGGACTACGATGTTCTGAATTTCATCGGCCGTCGTCAGGGCAGTGAATGATTCCGAGGTCTTCGTCTCTTCGGTCGAAATGATCTTCGGTGCGTACCAGGAGACCGGCTTGGCAGAGGTCGCGAGCTTTGAAGTGCCCACTGCTCCGTTTTTGATCTTCCCTTCGGTGACTTTTTCGCTACCGATCGTGAAGACGCCCGATTCATCATTCGTCACGTCTCCACTGCCCGTCACGTACTGAGGCACGCCAGAGGCGTTGCAGACGACTAGCTGTTTGGCCGAGCCTTTCTGGAGCCATTTCAGCGACTGCTCGTTTTCGGCCGCGAGGATCGCGTGGACCCGTTCGGCAATCGCTTTTGAGACCGCCGCCATGTCCGGCGGTTTGTCGGTGCCGAGGTAGTAGGGGACTTCCCAGGGCGCAGCGGTTTTGCCAGAGACGGCCATGCGGGACTCCTGACTACAGTTCGGAGGGCAGGATTTCGGCGAGGACCTGGACGGAGGGGAAGTCGGCTGCGAGATCGGCAACCGTCGTCCATTTGGTCGAGGCCGCCACGTCGGCGACGGTGACGCCGCTGATCGCTTCGTATTCGAGCGCCTCCCAAGCTGGGAGTTCTTCGCGCAGGATCGCCTGCGTCCGGCTCGGATTCGGCGTCTGCGCGAGCAGCGTGCGAATGTAGTGATGCCAGACTTCCGGCGTCCGCGGGTGGATGATCACAAAGAGTTCTTCGCCTTCAACCACTGGCTTGAGGGTCCGCTTGGTCGCGAGCCGAATCGCCTCAGGCTGCCCCCGCTTCCAGCCAGTCGGCTGCTTGATCTCGGCCCGCAACTGTTCCTCGGACATCTCGGGAGTCGGGATCACCCCGACCCATTGCGCCAGGTGCGGCAGCCATTTTGCCGGGCAACGATCAGGGTCCAGCAGCACCGCGAAGGGCGCCGGCTCGTCATCGCGTTCCCGGACGAGATCGTAGATCGGCTGATAGGGCAAGCTCAGCGCGTCACAAAGCTGGAGGAGCTGCCCGTTGCCTGCTTCGTCCTGTTCGCGGAACCAGCCCAGCGGTTCGTAGATCAGTTCCCAAAGCTGGGAGTTGTCGCTCACAACGATGTCACCGTGATGGCGCCGGCTTGGGTCAACGGCGCCACGCCTTCCAGGGTGATTTCTTCAGCCGTGCCGAGCCCTTCTGCGTTCTTGGCCCATTTGAAGGTCGAGACCCGAGCCACCCCGCCGAGCCGCTCGATCTGGCCGATCACCTTGAAGCGGTAGGCCTTCGTACGGTTGATCCAACCCGAGCCCGAATCGCCCTGGGTCGGCAGCCCCCATTTCGCCGGCGAGAAGTTTTCAGCCCAGAACGCAGAGACCGCAGCGCGCACCGTAGCCGGGTCGAACCCCGCTTCCACTTCGATCTGCACTTCCCCTTTGAACGTCGTGTAGGCAGGGGCGCCGACGTAGTAGTTGATGCCGCTGAGAAGCTTGGCCTTCTGCCTGACTTCGAGCGCTTCCTTCGTCGGGGCGCTCGACCCTTCGCCAGCAGAGTCGATTGGGATGACACTGACCGCGCCAGCTTCAGCTTTGCCTTCTTTGATGTTGTAGGCCTCGATGCACTTCGCTCGAGCGATGGCGGCGATGGCACGGGCGTCGATCTCGAAGTCGCGGCTGAGGATCAGTGAGAGGGAGAGCGTCTGGAGCTCTTCGACCAGGCGATTGAGGTAGGCGTCCTCTTCCTCTTCATCCACGCCGTCTGCGGTTTCGCCAACGAGTTCGATCGCCTGCACGAAGGAAAGCGAGTCGATCAGCAGCGGATCTGCGGTGAGGCCATTCGCGGCCACCCCGGCTTCGACGGACTGCAGTAGCACGGTCGCGTTTTCTGCCCCTGGAGCGACGGTGACCGCGCCAACCGTCGTGAACCCGACCACGGAGTCGCCGGAGGCTTCGATGCCAACCTGCGTTCCTGCCGGGATCGTGTAGCCGGCTTTGTCGATCATCGTCCAGGTGCTTTCCGCAGTGGCAGGAGCAGCCTGGATCGGTGGCACCGAGACGATCGATTCGCCAAAGCGCTTGAAGGCCGCCTTCGACATGGCGCTTGCTTGGTCGACGAGCTGGTTGCCGACTCGCGCCCATGCTTTGACCAGCCAGGTGAGGGGGGCGCCTTCGACCGGCTGCCACCCTGCAAAGGCAGCTTCGAAGGCTTCGAACATTTCGGCTTCGGCGGTACCGACGTTTGCTTCAGCCTCAATGGCGACGAAAGTGCTCACGCAGCATTCCTTTCCGTTTCAAGCTGGACCCGCTGGATCAGCCCTTCCACTTCTGAGGTGGCGAGGAGCCTGACCCTGGGCTCGACTGCTGCGACGGCACGGACGAACGCCTCCGCGCTCGGGTTGCGGCGCTGGCGCTTGAAGGTCTGGTCGGCCACGCCGTAGTCAGGCGCCTCCATGCGGGAGCCGAGCCGGGTGGCGACGCAAGCGAGGACGCACTGCCGGATCTCCTCTTTGCTGCCCTGCTCGACGACTGCGACGGTGCCATCTTCAACGCGAAACGGCACGGCAAACTGGGGGACCTGTACAGCCACGGTGGTTGCCTCCCTCAGTCGGTGTAGAAGCTGATCTCGGACAGCGAGAGGTAGTCGACGTTGCTAGCGACGGCACCCACGACGATGACTTCGCCGTTTGCTTTGACATCGATGCGCACTGGCCCGACATAAGCGGCGGAGTTCAAGGCACCTTGGCCCTCGAAGACTTCCTGAAGGGCAGGCCGAAAGCCGGTGGGCAGTTGGAAGATCGCTTTCTGCGCTTCGAGACCTCCGGTGTGCTGAACCAGTCCGCGGATGTGGACCCTGCCGTCCCGACTCCTGCGGTAGCTGGCTTTGCTGAAGACACCAGGAGATGGCGTGTAGTTGGCGTAGGAGTTGAGCAGCGTCGGTTCCACCCAGGCACCCGCATAACCGAAGGTCAGCGCCGTCGTGTTGAGCGTGATCGTCCCGGTGGTCAGCAGGGCGAACTCGACCCCGCCATTCTGCGTCCCCTCGGCGACCAGGATCAGCGTCCCCGACCGAGCCTCTTCGCTGGAGTCGAATTCGGCGATCCGTTCCAGGGTCCATTTCGACCCGGCCCCGCCGGCAGCAGTGACTTTGTAGGGGCCGTTGTTTGCGCCCGTCGCCTCGTTCTTGACCAGCAGCACTTCACCGACGCCGAGGGTCACCCCGTCCTTGGCTCCGAGCGAGCCGTTTGCGGAGGCGGTAAGGACATTGCCAGACCGCGAGTTGGAGGCGAGCGCTTCCGTGGTGGCGGCTCGGACGAAGATCACGCCCTTGCCGACCGGGCCTTCCGGTCCAATGGAACCCGTTGCCCCAGTTGCCCCCATGGATCCTTTGGGACCTTCAGGCCCCGTGGCCCCGGTGGCGCCTTTAGGCCCTTCTGGGCCGGTAGCACCCGTCGCGCCTTTGGGGCCTTCCGGTCCAGGTTCGCCGACTACGAAGGCATCCGGCGTCGCGCCCTCCTTCGGCTCCCAGGTGATGAGTCGCGGCGGACCATCAGGCGGCGTAGAGACCTGAGCCTTGCAGCCCCTCTTCGGATAGAAGATCCCCGCAGCCGTGCTGACCGGTGACCACCCAAGGGGGTCGGTGGCGAGCGGTGCTTCCTCGGCTGGGATTTCGCACCGCACCAGCTGTCCGATCGCCGTGGCGTCGTCGAGGACTTCGGCGGTGTGGACTTCCTGGCGCGGGGACGGGACAGCACGCGGGTCGAGTTGTGAGGGGTTTGGCATCGACTCAGAAGCCCTTGGGGTGGCGCTTGATCTCGAACTGCTTCAGGAAGTCCTTCACGCCACTCGTTACCTTTCCCAAGCCACCGTTTGGGTTGCTGTTCTCGCTTCCGCCACCCGACTCGAACACAACACCGGCAATTTCGATGGCCGTGTGTTCGGTGTGGGGATCTCCAGTGTTGGCGTGGTCATAGATCGTGATCCACTGACCGGGACCTGACTCTCCGAAGGAGGCGAGGGTGACGGTGGTAAGGCGTTCTTCAAGGAAGCCGCCGATTTTGAGCGCGTAGGAGACAGCGCCGGAGCAATCGAAGCCCGTGTCCGGGTCAAATCCGCCCCAGACGTAGGGCTTTTCCTTATCCGCCGCCTGTTCCATGGCCTCAAGCATCCGTTCGACGGTCCTGTTGCCTTCCGCTCCAGGCGTGACGCCGCTGATGCTTCGGGTCTTGTTGGCAGGCTCGGGAAGTTTCGGCGTAGCCCGATGCGCCTTGATCGTCGCCATCCGCTGCGCCGGGTCATCAGCCAGCGGGACTTCGATCGAGGAGAGGATGTAGCGGCCCCGCCCTTCGAGGGTGGCCGTGTTCAGATTGGTTTGGCTGATGCCCTCTTTCACCGGGGCTTCGCCGAAGCCGATGCTCGCCGGCCCATGATCAGCGAGCGTGACAACGCAGCCCGGCGGCGGCTTCCACTGCGAGACCAGCGCTTCGATTTCGATTTCGGTGACGGGGTGGTTGCCGTCATATTCGAAGTCGACCTTTTCGATACCGGAGTCGTCGCCTTCGACCGACTCGTTATCGATCGCCAGTCGGACCATGCCCTTGCTCAATTCGGGTTCCGGCATGAAGTAGAAGACATTGCCGACGACGAAAGCCCGCCAGTTGACGTCCTTCGCCAGTTTCTTGATCGCCGACCAGTAGTCCTGCTTCTTTTTGACGACGAATTCGTAAGGCTCGGTGACATCGATCGATTCGCCGCCTTCGCCCCCGAACGCTTCAACCCACTTGCGGGCCTCGCTGTCAAACTTCCCATAGTTTGAGGCACCGTCTGAGCTTTCGCCGGCGCCGGACTTCTGCACCGCCTGAGCGATTTCGTGCGGAGCGGCGTTCGAATGGGTCTTGTAATAGTCGATCGCCGTGGTTCCGGTCCACATCGGCTTGCCCGCCACAAAGCCGCTGATCTCTTCCTCTGCCGGTCGGACCTTCGTATACGGTTCGAGCGCCTGCAGGACATTGCCTGGAGAAGCGGAGCCCATCGACGACTCGGCCATTAGAGCCTCTATCAAGGAGACCTGGACCGCGAAGGGGGCATCGTAGGATTCGGCGATGATCAGAGCGGTGTGTCCGAGTTCACGCTGAGCAGCGGTGGCCTCGGCGCCATCGATGGTCAGGTGCTTGACATCGCCAAGACCCTTCCCGCGATTGGCCTTGGCTTCTTCCTTGGCCTTCTTCGCCTTTTCCTTGTTGTCGATCGGCTGCTGGACGTGCAGCTGCGGGCAGAAGAAGCGGAGGCCCTTGCCGCAGGCTTCTTCCACCAGCATCTTGATGAACTCGGCGCGGGTCATCTGGTGCGCGCCCTGGCCTCGCACCACTCGCTTGGGTCCTTCCTTTTCCCGAAGCAACGCGATCCAGCGGTCTTCGAGAGTGAGCGTCAGGATGTCGCCGCTCTTGGTGAGCCCACCTGGGTAGCGGAAGTGCAATCCATCCATCTCCGCATCCCATTTCTCGGAGACGAGCGAGTGCCGGAGCAGGCGCCGTTCGGGATCTAGGACTTCGAGTTCAACCGAGCTTGCCCCGTATATCGTCCGGGTCAGCTTCGGGTTGCTGATGACCGAGACCCCGACCTCCAACTCCAGGTGATCCTTCACGCTACGGCCCGCGGCACGAATCGTCAGGTCATCGACCTTTGAGTCAATTCCCTGTACGCGGTCAGCAGTGGGCCGCGCCGGGCTATCGGCGACCTTCGGCACGGGCTACCCCCACCGGGTTTAGAGGATCAGCGTCTTACCGGCCGGGAGAACCTTGTGTGGATCGTGGATCCCGTTCTTGCGGCCGATTTCTTTCCAACGGGTCCAGTCGTGGTAGAGCTTGTGTGCCACCTTTGCGAGCGTGTCGCCCTGGACCGTTACGTATTCGAGCGGCACGGCGTCGGAGAGGCCCATCTTGCCTTCCTTCTTCCGGCCTGCCTCGTTCGCCGGGACGAACTCCTCGAGCTTCAGCACCAACCGCTGTTTGAGTAGCGTCCCGTCTTCGGCGCGGATGACATCGACACTCGGAATGGTCCCAAATTCTGGCTCGTCTCCGAAGACGTAGACATCACCTTCATGGTGGATAGGTCCGTATGCCCGGAACTTCGTTGCTCCACCGAATTCGAGCAGCCGTTCGAGCTGGGGTTCGATGCTCCGGTTTTCCCGGAAGCCATCGAGCAGCACCGGCACGTCCTGCGCAAACGGCTGCACGCCGATAAAGCTCGTCATGCCCTTGCGCCGGATCCGGCTGATCGTTTCGTGACCGGAGAAACCAGCGGTAGGGGTGGCGGGACCGTCCCCCATGTTGAGCTTGAGGTCGAGCTTGTGATCGACGGAGACGAGATGCAACTGCGGCCGTTCGCTCATTCGCGGTTTGCCGCCTTCTGGCTTTGACGCGTGGTGCTCTCGGCGACCGCCTTGCCGTCCAGCTCCAGGGTGCTGTGCGAGTGGACCTCGATCTTCAGGACGTTGGCTAGGCCATCAGTTCGATGAGTGAGCCTCTTCGGCTCGGGTCCGCGGAAGCCGGCATTGGCGCGCCTATGGGTCTTCGCCTGAGACTTCTGACCACCGAAGGAACGGTGGTGCATCCCTTCTGCACCTTTGGATTCCCTCCTCGCCGGCTGGAGTCCTTCCGTATGTTCGACGAAGTCCTTCTGGGCGCTGTTGTATTTGAGCAGTTCGTTTCGGGCTTTGTTCCACATTCCGGACTGCTTGAGTCCGGCCCGAGTAAGTTCCTGCATCTTGCTGCGAGCTTTTTGCTGCGCCTGGACGAGGGTGTTGCCTTTGGCCCCATATTTGGCCTGCAGGGTAGTAAGCGATTGAAGACGTTTTGCCCACGGCTTCCCAGCCTTCGCTTCAGCTTCGGCGTAGATACCCGTGAGCTTCTTTTTCTCCTTGCCTACCCGCTTTTCGAGGCCTTCCAGCTCATCGAGAAATTTGATACCGGTCCTGCCGTGGTTGACTTCTGCGCGCATCGCACCTATGCGCTTCCGCTGCACGGGAACCAGTTGCTTGATGGATGCTGCGGCATGCAGTGATTGAAGCCTGAACTCCTTCAGTCGGAATCCAGACAGTCGCTGTAGGTGTTCCTCCGCTTTGCCGGTCCTCGTAACCTGACGCTGAGCCTCGCTAAGCCGCCGTTGCGCCCGGGTCGCTCGGGTTGAATTGACGCCATAGTGAGCGAGTACTTGCACAAGCGCATGGCTTGCGCTTCGCTCCGCATGCAACGCCCGAAGGTGTCGGCTGCGCGCATTGTCTGCCCGCTGTTCGATGTGCCTCAGACCTGAGATCGATTCGCCATAACTCGTCATCGCTGAGGTGAGATGTTCAGTCTCTCCTCGCATCAATGAGATTTTGGGGCCGGTCGAGAACATCTTCGACAGGAGTTCTCCGCCTAGTGAACCGAGCCCGACGCCAAGCATGGCCCCCATCGGCCCTCCGAGCATGAAGCCAGCGACGCCGCCTGCCAGCGCGCCGCCAGCCTCATACCCAGCATCTTTCCAGTCGCCACTGGTCGCCGAGGTGATGATATTGCCGATGCCGTATGCGGCGACTGCAGGGCCAAGGCTGTAGGCAAATCCCTTCGCGGTCTGGATGGCACCTGACTTGCCGAAGCCTTCGAAGGCCATTCCAGCCGATCCCTTGAGGCCCTGTCCCGACTGGAGGGCGGTCGAGAAGATCCCTACGTTCTTCGCGACCGCGGCGAGTTTGGTGGTAAGGATTAGCGCGCGCCCAATACCAGACGCGAAGTAACCAAGGCCGCTGGCCACAGGCCCCGTTAGGAGCAGGAACCCAACCACCGAGGCTTTAACGGGTCCTGGGAGCGCCGTGAAAATGGATGCCAGCTTCTCGCCGTCTTTCGCGAGCATTTCCAACCCAGGGCCGGCGATCGGCAGCAACCCGTCGCCGATTTCGACCAGCGAAGCTTGGATACCCGACCAGGCTTTCTTCAGTTTGACGAGCGGCTGTTCTTCGGCCTCTTGGACGTGTTTGTTGTAGAGCTGCACATCGCCATCTACTTCATGCCATTTCTTCTTGGCTTCACCGATGTGCTGTAGGACGACGAGGAGGCCCTTCGACATTCGGCCGCCGCCGAACATTTCGTCGATTTTCTGGATCTGCCGCCCTTTGGGAAGGTTCGCCAGTTTCTGCTTCAGGAGATCTAAAGCCCAAGGGAGCCCTTTTTTCTGGGCTAGCTTGATGAGCTGTTCCTGTCCGATCCCGAGCTCCTTGAAGACGTCCTGCGCCTTTTCGGTCGAGGGAACGAGTTTCTGCAACGTGAAGTTCAGGGCATAGGCTGACTTCTGGGCAGGTATCCCGCGCGCGGTCATGATGTCCAGCGCCGACCCCACGTCAGCGACGTTGAGACCAAGCGCTTTCGCGGTCGGAAGGAGACCCGTCGACATCGCGGCCGTGAGTTCTTCAAGCCGAATGTCACCGTGGGCGACGATCTCGTTCAGCTGGGCCGCCGTCTTCGTGATCCCTTTGAGCGAATCCCCTTCGTTCAGCGCTTTGTTGGCCGAGACGAGCGCGTAGGTGGTCTGCTCAAGTTCGGAGTTGCCCGACGTAGCCAGGCGTGAGGATTCCCGCAGGACTTTCATCGCTTTGGCACCGCGGTAGCCGGCGGACTCGACGTGGAACAGGGATTCGGCGAGCTGCTGAGGGCTGTACTGCGATTCGCGCGCGAGGCCGAGGACCGAGCCTTCAAGGGCTTCCACTTCTTTCATGGTGCCGCCGGCATCCGTGGCGACGAGGCCCATCTGGCGTTTGAAGTTCATCGCCATCCCGCCGGCAACCACACCGAGTGCGGCGACGGGGAGGCTCACATGCCGGGTCCAGGATTTCCCGAACTTCTTCAGGCTGTCGGCCTTGGCGGCAAAAGCCGACATGGCTTTCGCCCCTTTAAGTCCCATCGCCTCCAACTCAGCACCAGAGGCCGCTACTTCTTTGCTGAACTTCCGCTGCCCGTGAAGTCTAAAAAAACGTCGATCGAACTAGACCGTCCAGTCATCTTCCCCCCTCTCGCGACTCACGTAGCCCCGCAAGGGGCTGCTCAATGGACGGAAGCCCAGTTCCGTCGAGCGACGATCTCCCGGACATACTTCGGCTTGATCCCGTACAGGGCAGCAATGGACTCGCGGCTGTCCCCAGCAGCAAACCGACTACGTATTGCCCGGACTCGCTCTGGGTTCAGACGCCCTGGACGCGTCTCCCACCTGAGGCCAAGATGCTTCCATGACCGGCCGTTGACCATGGCGCAGATCGTGGCCTTGTTGACTCCGAACTCTCCGGCCAGCCGGGGGACCGACACACCGGACGAATAGCGACGGTGGATCTCGCGAACGTCTCCCTCCGAGAGTCGACACGGAGCGGAGAGCTCACCCTTTGCCTGCCGCCCCTTCCTATCCCGGTCGGCCGCATTGTCCGCGCGCGTACCGAGGAACTGATGCCCCGGATTCTCAGTTCTTGTCGAGTGCTTCTCCGATGGTGTTCACGATTTCAACGGAGAAGTTGTGACGTTCAACCTCACGGTGTTCTTCAACCACTGCGGCTCGCGCCTGCAGGGCAACCCGCTCGGCCGGGTCCGAACTGGTCAGGTAGTGGCCTCCGTCGAGGCCGAGTGCATCGAGACGGCCGGCTTCCCGGATCGCGGCCGAGTCGACTATTCCCCCAGGAGGGTCCTGTCGATCTTGTCGCGCTCGCCTCGGTGCCATTGAAGGATCGCGGTGACGTGCTTATCCATCGCGTTCGGCATCAGGCGGGGGCTCGATGGATCGTCTGGGCGGCTTCGCGGGCAGAAGAAGTCGATAGTCGTCTCCACTGCTCGGTCTGGGCGCAACTTGATCCCCTTGGTCGCAAGAATCGCCGCTAGGCGCCCTTCGAACCGCACTGGACCGTGTTGGTCTTCCAACACGACGTACTTGCTTGATTCTGGGGGCCGAACCTCAACCGCCGCGCAGAGGTCGACGAGAAACTGGGCCTCTACCTCCCATTCGGCGGCGATGCCCTCCGTCTTGCTGTCCCGTCGACGTTTCGCCAGCCGATCCATCTGCACCTCTGGCAGGAGCTGGTACCGAGCCCGGATCTTGCCCTCCCAACCGGGGACGAAGAGCGAGAGCGTCTTCTGCTCCAGAATCTCCTGAAAGCGCTCCTCGATTCCATCGAGGGCGTTTCCGATTCCGTCGAACTGCTCTTTCTCGATCTCAGCTTTCGGGCTCATGGGGTCGCGGTTCTCCTCGCTCATCCGGGATTGCCGTCCTGTTCGATCTCAACGGTGCCCATGCGCGGGTCGCTCGACGTGGCGTCGTAGGTGCCGGTGTCGAGCGCCGAAAACATGCCGGCGAAGTTGCCCAGCGTGCCGATGAAGTTCCCATCGGTATCCAAAATCTGCTCGGTCCCGTTGGCGCGCTTCTTGCCAACCCGAGGCTTAAGCCACTGAATGGTTTCATTGTCGCGAGACGGCACGAACTCGAATTCGAAGGTGCCATCTTCGATGTCGATGATCCCCCCATGGGCGACCTTCGGTTGCATCGCTCCGGGGGGGGTCTTGGACCCTTCCGTCGTGATCTTTCCGCCTGATTTCTTCTGGAACAGGAACGGCAGAGGTCGACCGTCGATCGTGATCGTGACGTTCGCCTGATCCTGCCGGTTGGTTTCGAGAGGCATTGGTCTTTCCTTCCTTAGTTGGTCTCGACGACCGTCAGCGGGATCTGCTCGGCGAAATCGACGGGTGCCGCCCCGATCTGCGCTTCGAGCTTCGCGATGGAGCCATCGGTGGGGTTCGTTTCCTGGGTGACTGACACCGAGTAGGCATCGGCTTCGGTTTCGCCGAAGAGCGCTTCGCCCTCAAAGAGCGGTTTGAGCACCTCATTGCGAACGGCACCCTCTGCTGCAGCCCTCGTCTTGCCGGCAGCGTCGGTGCGCTTGAACAGGTAGCGCCGGAGCACTTCCTTGGCTCCGTAGGCGATCGAGGTCATCACGCGGGCGGCGTTGAGGGCGAGCCATCCTGCCTGGGAGACTGGATCAGCCAACGTCCGCCAGCCGTAGGTAGTGGGCAGCCCGTCCTCCATGATCGAGACGTTCACCCCCACGTTGTTCAGCGCTTCGCGTTCCTGTGGAGAGCGGGTGCGGGCAAGGCCGATGACGAGGCCACCTTCGCGCGCCTTGCCATTTCTGCCGGCCGCCGGTTCGCTAGCGGTGCCGGTCTGCGCATCGACAGCCGCGACGGCACCCAACTGCCGACCGCAGGGAGGGACCGTGCGAGTCGTGCCGGAGGCAACTCCCTTGGCGATGTCCCAGGGGTCGAAGATGGCACCCTGACGAGCCCCTGCCGCAGTCCTCAGTGCGAGGGCCGCAGCCACAATGTTCGAGTAGGTGCCGGTGTCTTCGGCGTCGAGGAACGGCGTCCGCTGCATTTCATTGCAGTGGGCGATGACTGCGAGCTGCACCGCTTCGGCAGTGTTGCCCGGGACAGCCACCTGGCCAGGGCCGAGGTCCGCCGTGAAAAGGGCGAGGCCGGCGGTGATGACTTCGGCGGTGACGTTGTTGCGGTCATCCGCCCCGGAGGCCAGCGTCACTTTCTGGGCTTTCGGGTCTTCGGTGCCGAGGGCTTTGATCGTGACCAGCGTCGAGTAGCTGGCTGCCCAGGCAACAGCAGCGTTGACATCGGCCAAATCCGAGGAGGACTCCTTCAGTTCGCTGCCGATGTAGACGCGAAGCTTGAAAGCGCCTTCGGCGCCACCGGCGAGAGCTTCCACGGATACCGAGTTGCCCCATTCGCCCGGTGAGGTGGCGATGGCTTCCAGCGTGTTCGCCGATCCGGAGTCGACCAGTTTTTTGCTCGCGGTCACAGCCGATGGGCCGACCCGACGCACGAAGTAGGCCTGATTGAGCCCACGATCGAAAGCTACGTCGAGCGTGTCGAAGATTGGGCTGTAGGAGACCCGGCCGCCACATGCGCTCGCATACTGCGCCATCGACTGCAGGGGGATGGGGATGTCGACCGGACCGCGTTCTGCGGTGCCGACGATGAACGCCGTCCCCGTGCTGCTCGGCAGCGAAGTGCGGGTAAGGCTTTCGCCGATTTTCGGGAATACGCCAGGCAGCGTCACTTGGACTCCTCCTTCTCGGGCTTGCCCTCCGGCTCAGCCTCGGTCTGTGCCCGCTGCTTGCGCTGATCGGGCTCCTTCTCCAGCACGCCTCGCTCGACCAGCCGAGGGTTCTTCTTGGCGTCGGCGTCGGAGATGGTGTCCCCGGCGACGATCATTCGGCCGTCGTGAAGGGACTCCACATGGCCTGCGTTGGTAGCGCGGTAGCTCATTCGACCTCCACGTCGACATTGACTTCGGTGATTTCGGGATCGAGTCCCGGTGGTGAGTCGGTTGGATCGGCCGTCTTCGGCCCTAGCTGCCAGTTGACGACCTCATCCTGGGTGACGAGGAAGAAGTTTTCGGAGGCCGCCCGCGTGGCTTTGGCGGCCTTCTCGAAGGGGTTCAGTTCGCCAGTCCAGCGCGCCACCCGACCGCTCCCGCCAAGAGAGCGTTTCTGCAGCAGCGCCCCACGGACGACGGCCCCGTAGACCTGGGCGATCCGGCGCGCCTCGACCACGCTTGAGTGCTCGACGACGACGACGATCGCGAGGCTCCAGCCTGCGCGATACCAGCCGCCGGCGTACTCCTCAGGGTCCCCGCCCTTTGCGGTGCCGCCGGCGACCACGATCAGTGCCGGCAGTTTCTGCTCGGGCCAGCGCTCGGCCTGCTCATCGACCAGGCCCCACGACTGGATCTCCGGCAGTTTCACCCCATGCTGCGTAAGAGCCTCGTCGGCATAGGAAGGAATCCGGCGCTGAAGCGCCGACAGGACTCCTTCCTCAATCTGGTGAGGACTGAAAAGAGAGCCGTATTCGCTCATCGGCCGAGCAGGTAGTCGGTGAGGATCCGCAGAGCCGTGTTCTTCTCAAGGTCGTTGATGCCCAGAACCGGTCGCTTCGGCTCGACGCCGCGCCGCCCCCCTGAAGCGCCGCCCTGCGCGAATAGCGCCCGGAAGAGGCTGCGGTCGACCCCGACGCTCACGCTCCCCTTCGAGACCCTGGTTCGACTCCCGGCACCGCCCGACAGTGCCTCCTCGAGGCCGCCCCCTTCAACCAGCACCCGGCCGAGCGATGGGATGGTGGAGCGTGACTTTCGAGCGATGGTTTCGGGACTTTCCCGCGCCCATGGCGTGCCGAGAAAGGCTCCCCTTGAGGTGAACTGCGAGCGGTGACCGGCGATGAACAGCTCCCGGATCTCGCCCATCGCCGGCCGCATGTCCTCGCCACGCGCTGCGGCGTCACGCAACATCGCCGTGGTTCCAGCCAACCCCTCGACGTTGATGCTCGCAGCCGGCCCGTTCACCAGACCCACCACCACAGGAGGCACCGCGCTTTCTGGACGGTGGGCCTATTGGCGAGGACCCACCACTGGACATCGGAGGCAAGCTGTCCTAGCTCTTCGTCGCCGCTCATCCTGAGCGTCTGAAAGATTGAGCGGGCATCTTCAGCCTGGGTGGGGATATAGCTTCGCTCCACCTCTGCAGCTGCCTTGACAGCCGCTACCCCTCGCGCCTTCTCAAGCAGCTCGCCCGGCACTCGGCCCGTTCTCCGGGCGACGTCCGTGCAGGCTTTCGTGATCTCGCGTTCGACCTGGGCTGCCGTGGGCTGGGTGTCCTCGGTGAACTCGCCGAGCAGGTCCCCACCGGATAGAGCAGCCATTGGTTCGTCGGGGTCGACATGGCCCTTCGAGTAGGTACGTGCCCGCAGGCTGGAGGCAATTTCGGCCACCGATGGGCGGAATTGCTCTCCGTCGCCACAGACCCGCGCAGTAGGAGCGCTCGCATTGCTTTCCGAGTCCCGGAAGGTGATCCGCACCCAGCGAAAGGCGGTGAGCACGCTGAATCCGCGCAGCATCGGCTGGCGCGGATCCGTATCGAGAGGTTCGAGATCAACGCTTTTGACTTCCACCCATCCGCTGTCCCCACCGGCAGCGTTGGTTCCCTCGATTCGGGCTTTCGTCCAAGCGCTGCCGTCCTCACGGGCGGGCGGGCGGAAGGCGGAGAGGGTGACTAGCCGGGGACTCGGAGATCCGACTTCAAAAGAATCAGGCCCGACGACCAGCGTCCCTTTGCTAGCCGTTTCGACCGCACCACTCGCCTGCCAGCGGTATTCCCACTCACCGGCCTGGTCAAGGGCTATAACAGCCGAGAAGATCCCGGTGCTCGGGTGAGCAATGCCTTCCCCCGGCCATTCACGAACTTCCGTCTCACCATCCGGGGGAAGTACCTGCAGGGTGAGGGAAGTCGGGTCCGCGAGTTTCTCGTTGCCGTCGCGCAGCGTCAGGTCAATCTCGGCGCTGGCGCCACGCTCGTAGTTCATTGAGGCTCCTTCAGGACATAGAGACGCGGGAAAGCGGTCGGTCCGACGACGCAGCAGCACCGATCGCGCGAACCGTCGTAGAACCTGAGCCGAACAGCCGATCGGCGACGATGGCGGAGCCCAACGAATTGCTGAGAAGCAGGGCGAGGGCAAGATCTATCTCATGCCCAGGCGTAAAGGTGATCGGCTGGGCACGAAGGACGATGGCCATCGCTGCCTCAATCTCCAGCGCGGGCAGCAGGGTCGCCCTGATCGGCTTCAGATGGTGAGGCCCAAGAGCCGCATCCGTCTCCCCTGCCGGCAAGAGCCCCAGGTAGATCGGCTTGTGGAAGGCCAGCACTGCGGCATGATCGATCTCACCGGCGGGGATGAAGCTGATGGGTCCGAAGAGGTTGCGGTGGGAGAGTTCCTGCGCCTGGCCACCCTCTTCCGCCGGGAGGAAGAGGGCGAAGTGAGTCCAAGCGAGCGAGCGAGCGGCATCCGTCTCCGCAGCTGCACCCAGTGCGATCTGTCGCAGGGCCGCCACACCTTTTGCCGCATCGACCTCAGTGGCCGGGAGCAAGCCAACGCGGTGGCGGATGGCAAATGCAACCCCGACATCCGCCTCGATGGCGAAGCTCAGAGCCAGTCGCTTCGACAGGCGGGCAGACACGGCATCGCCTGCCTCGGTCGCTGGAGAGAAAGCGACATGGATCGTCTTCAGCACCATGATGCCGACTGCCGAATCGACCTCTCCAGCAGGAGCCAGGGCCACATGCCTGGTGACCCTGATCAACAGGACCGAATCAGCCTCGGCCGCAGAGAGCAGCCCTACTTGCTTCGCCCGGGCCAGCCCTACGGCTGCATCGGACCCGGCCGCGATGCCCGGACTAATCCTTTTCAGCGCTGGACGGGCCACGGCGGATCCCGACTCGCCCGCCGGGACAAAGGCAACCCGCTTCGCGCGAGCGAGTACCCGCGCACCATCAACCTCTGCTGCGGTGCCCAGGGTGACGCGCTTCGAGCGCGAGAGAGTTTGAGCGCTGCCCGTCTCCGCCGCCGGCGTCAGGGTCTTGCGGATCGTCTTGACAACACCGAGGGGGCGGGGGGAGTCAGTCTCGGTGCTCTGACCGAGGGTGACTTTCGTACCGGCTTCTTCGATCGCCCCGCCGTAGAAGTCATCCCAAGCAATCCCGGTGCCGCTTCCGGCATGACCAATGAATCCTTCGCCGGCAACCGTCGAATTCGTTTTTTCGATGACGGTGGTTTTGACCCCGCCCGAGGTTTCATGGATGCACTTGATCGCCGTGCCGTTGCATTCCAGCCAGAGCTTGTCGCCCACCGCGATCGTCTTCGTGCCGGTGCCGACCGTCGCTTCGACGCCCGCTTTGACGCTCCCGAGTTCCCAGCCGCCTGCCGTGGTGACGGCGAGGTAGTAGCAGTTGAGCGTTGAGAGGCCGGGGTTCTGGATGCGTGCCGTCAACTCGAAGGTGCGGCTGGCGACGGAGGCGGCGACCGTGATCCGCACGACCTGATTGGCAGGGAATTTCGTGGCCCAGTATGAGTTCGACCAGGCGTTTTCGGAGTTGGCGAATCGTTCGCTAGCGAGGGCTACCTGTTTGTCGCCGTTGAAGACCGGACCTTTCCACGCACCACCGTTGTTGAGGGGCGTTTCGTTGGTGCGGTTGCCGTTGTCGAGAAGGGTGGCCACCTCTCGCTACGGGCTCTTCGTCAGGTGGCCCGGAAGACTTCTCCGGCGTTGACGACCACATCGTTGCCATCCGCCGTCACGGCCATGTCGAGATGCAGCAACGGGATCAGGTTCGCATCGGTGCCACCGGTGGTATCTGAGTCGTAGGCGAGTAGGCACCCAGTGGTGTTTTTGCCTGAGCTGGGCGCCGTCCATTTGACTTCGGGGATCGACGCCTGCCCGCGGTTGTTGACGTTATCGGCCGCTTGACTAACGGCTGACAACTCCGAGTCCGTCAACACCTTCCGCGACCAGCCTTCGGTCTGCTCGTCTGGCGTCGCCGCAAGGAACGCTTCGACTGAGGCATCGTCCTGCCGATTGGCCTCCGTGTCGGAGACTTTCAGGGGAATCATCAGAATCGCCGAGTTCGCCGGTTCGTTGGCCTTGACCCGGTTAAAGAGCTCGATGACACGGCCCTTGCCGATGTTCTCTACGTAGTTAGCCACGGGTCTCGTCCTCCAGGTCAACTGCCGCCATGTCTTCGCTGGCTGGCATCAGGGTGATGGTCTGACCGACTCCGCCACTGCCCGGCGCCGCATCTAGCTCTCCGTATTCAGAGCTATCCACCCGCAGTAGGACGACGCGGCAAGTGGGAGGCGTCGACTGGATCTCCTCAGCGCCCGAAGCACGGATGATCTTGATCTCTTCCGCGCCACCCTCCCCACGGCCGGCGGCGATGCAGGCGGTTCGATCATCGAAGCCGGGACCAGTGGTCACCTCACCATCGACGACGTGCTCCCAGTTCCACTTGCCATCCTCAGACGGGACAATGCGGATCTCCTCCATGATCTAGCTTTTGTCCTTGGAGGCGCCGGTCTGGTCTGAATCGGTCGTGCTGGCAGGCTTGCCCTCGCCAGGTGCAGCAGTCGCCTGCTTCTCCTCGCCGGCCTCACTCTTCTCCGGCTCAGTCTTCTTCTGACGACGCTGACGACGCTTCTCGCCAGGTGCAGCAGTCGCCTGCTCAAGCTCGTTATCGACCTTGAAGGGCTCGAACATCTCCTCTCGGCCCTCGATCACCGAATGACCCTCTCGGAAGGTTTCGCCCTTCGTCACGACACGCGGCGTGCCGTTGATCTCGGTGCTGAAAGACTCCTTCGCGACCAGAATCTCGTCGCTCATGCTTCGCCCCTTTCTGGAAGCGGTGAGAATGCGGGGGCTGGCCGCATCTAGCGGCCAGCCCCAACGTCGCGGTCTATTCCTTGACTTTGAGGCCCCGGAAGGCTGCTTTCGAGAGCACCTTGGAACCGGTGCGCCAGAAGAAGTACAGCCCCGACTGACCCGATGGCTTGCCTTCCGGCCCGGGAACGTCCGGGATCGGTTTGGCGACCATCCCGATGCGGTCGGCAATCAGGAAGTAGCGGAAGTCACCGAAATACAGAATCGTTTTCAGTTTCGCCACCGCCGATTCCATCGTCGACAGCTCGTTGGTCGGGTAGTCCAGCAGTCGCTGGTTCAGGTTCCCGTTGGGCACGTTGGAGAGCCCTTCCGGGAGCCGGACCCACAGCGAAGCGCCGCCGGCCGTGTCGAACTGGCGGATCTTGTTGTAGATCGCCCGGTTGCCGACCCAGGCACCACGGGTACGGAACCGGGGCGGGAGAGCCTGTTCGAGGCCATAGACATCGCCCACCGCGAAGGTGACCGAAGCTGCGGTTTCGACCAATTCGGTAGCGCCAGTGGCGAGACCGAACGGCTCTTTTTCGCCGGAGCCGGACAGGTATTTCGTCGCCTCGAGTTCGTCCTTGGCATCCGTGACCAGGTTCGCGATTTCGGGAGCGATCGAGCCGTAGTCCTGCCCGAACTCGTAGCTCCACTCAGCGAATGCATCCGCTGCGTGGCAGGTGACTTCCGGCTGAGCGAATTTCGGAGAGTCGTCGGTGGTTTCTTCACCTTCCGCTTCCCTGAATTTCGCAACCATGCCGCCAGAGGTCGCCCCTTTCCAGGTGTTCGTGGTGGTCTGCTCCACGCGAGAAATCGCGCGCAGCGGGTTCACCACGCCACTGGACGTCGGGATGATGGTCGGGTCGAGCGTGTAGGGCAGCAGGAAGCCACCCGTCGCACCTTCGCCAAGATTCAGGGAACGAGTCGCCTGCATCTCGGCATCGGTCATCTGCTGGCCCGTGATCCCCCGCAGGAAACCCTGCTGGTACCTACGGTTACCGGTCAGCAGCATGTGGCGCGAGAATGCGCCGTCGGCCCCGTCCAGTTTCTCCTGGAGCTGCTCCAGGTGGGCCTGTACGTCCTCGCGATTGGCATCACCGTGAGCTGGCACCATCCGCTCGATCTCCCGCTTGCCGCGATCACGCAGCTCGCGGACCATCTCGTGCGGATTCGCCATGCTGCCGCGAATCGTGGAGAGGTCGTAGATGTCTTCGCCGGTCACGGCACCTGGGCGCCGGGTCTGGAACGAACGTTCCTCCTCGCGGTTCTCCTCTTTGCCGGAGAGCGCCTCGACACGTTCTTTCCGGAAGTGAAGCTCTTTGAGCAGTTTTTCGTTCTCTTTGCGCTCCTCCTCGAGGTGATCCCACCTGTTCTGGGCCTCCTCGGGGAGAGCTTGGTTGCGATACTCCTCATCCAGGCCGGTGATCTCCGAGCGGAGCTCCTCGACGCGGGCTTCGAGTTCCTCGATGTTCATAGGCATGTTGGGCCTTTTCCTTTCAACCGGCCGATCGCCACGGGGGCGTCGGCTCGCCGGACTGACGCCACGGGGGCGTCTGCTTTTCATTGCTCGCGTCGTCGCGGCTCCGGCCGGAGTGAGGAACCTCGGCTCCAGGGAGTGCTTCTTCCGCTTCTCGATCTCCTGCCTCGGTGGCAGGCTCTGGAGTGCCCTCTGCGGGCGGCTCCGAAGACTCTTTGCGCAGGGCGTTCACGTCGAGTGCCTCTGCGACTGATTCGGGGCTGAATCCGGCCTCGACGAGGGCGCTGATGGCCTCCTCGCCTCCGCCGCGCGCCTCAGCCTCGATGGGCTCGGCGCTTCGGTCCTTCAGTTCAGCCGGTTCCTTACCCGCATCCCGCAAGTGGTGGGCCAGGTGGTCGTAAACGCCTTGGCGATCCTCGTCGGGGATCGTGGTCCCCTGCATCTCGCCATTGAGGACACCGATGCCGGTGCTGCAAGCCTGCGTGTCGGCGTCGCCGACCGTGCCGTCCTCGGCTACGAGGTGATGCACGAACCGGCAGGCGTCCTTGGGGATGTTCCCTTCGTCGATCCTGGTCTCGTCGATCCAGGCGAACGCTTCGCGGGCGGTCTCGGCTGAGAGCGGCGAAGGAAGGTTCGCCCGGTTCGCCGGCCCGTCCCATGCCGCTTCGCTGGTCGGCGTCTCCTTGTAGGTGACAACGGAGCGTTTCTGCTGCGTTTCGGAGACCAGCGATCGAAAGCGCTTTGGGTCGCGGCGCATCCAGTCCTGACGCTCCTCGTCGCTTACCTGGTCTCCCTTCAGGGCGACGAGGTCGGTCAACGAGACACAAGGGGCTGAAACGGGCTGAATCGAGCGCACGCCAGCACTTGCTCCCGAGTAGGCAGGGAAGGTCACCGGGCCGAACTCGCTGACCGCAGCCTCAGTCACGGTCCGTTCTGGTAGTCCCTTCGGATTCGCTGCCGAGACCCCAGGGTCTTCCTTGAACAGTTCCTGCACTGAGCGGAAGCAGAAGGATGCGCCGTAGAGCTTCTCCCTCAGCCCGGGAAGGATCTCTTGCACATAGAGAGCTTCGACAAGGAGCGGCACCTCGTAGTACACCCCTTCCTCGTCTTCGCGAAGCTCCTGAATCGGCCCGAGCGGCTTGTCGCCTGCCAGGTAGTCAAAGCCGTGCTGGAAGAGGACTTTCATTGATTCGCGGCCCTCTCCGATCGTCTTCTTGAAGGCGCCCGGCGCGAACCGCTCTATGAAGTTGCCCTCCATGAATGACTGGATCACGGTGGGCTGGTTGAACACCGCGAAGTGGCCAAACAACACCGGAGGCTCACCATCGCCTTCGGACCGAAAGCCCTGAACCCGGGCAGTGACCGCCCGATAGCACGGGCCTTCGAACTCGCGTAGAGACGGCATTGATCCTCCTGTAGAGGTAGGTGAGAACGGCACCGGCCCAGACGCCGGGGACCGCAGGGCTTACTCGCTGCTTGAGGGAGCCGGCGGCGTGTTGCCTTCGGCCGAGCCGGGTTTGCTCCCCGGCGGTTGAAGCTGAATCGAAACGAGACCGGAGTGCTGGAGGCGGCTCAGATCGTTGGAGTCAATGGCCAACATCGCGCTCTCAGGGGTATAGCCGGCTTCAACCAGTCGTTTCAGCGCTTCGGCCTGTTTGAACTGGATTTCCGCAGCGTCTTTCTCGTCCTCTTGGAGGTAGGAGATGTCAGAGGCGTCGTACCAGAGCCTGCAGGCGGTCGGGACTTCGATGATCGTTTCGAGCGATGCACAAGCCTCCCGCCACAGACGGCGGATCGTCGCGTCGCCGAAGTGGCGTCGAGCGTTCCCGTAGTTCGCCAGCGTGGCTGCTTTCAACCCTTCGGAGAGACTGGCGATGATGGGCGGTACTCCAGCTGCCGCAGAGATCCGCGTCTCTCCCTGACCCTGAACGGCCTGGAATTCGATCGCCTTTAGGTCCGCACCGACGACTTCGGCTTCCCCCCCCGCCGCCAGGTAGAGGGTTTTGAAGGCGTTGATGCTGCCCTGGTGACCTTCCTCGAATTTGTCAATCCAGTCGTTGAAGACCTCGGGGTTCACGTTCGCGCCCATATTCACGACCATGCCCGGAACCGCTCCGTTCTCGAAGAACTGGAGCTTGTGGGTGGTCATCGCCTGGTCGCCCATGATCTCCCGGATCAACGGAGTGATCCATGACATGCCCCGGAATTCAGCAGTCGGGTCGGGGATGGGCTTGAAGTGGGCGACTTCGTGGGTGAGGAAGGTCATCGGGCGCCCGCTGCCGCCTTTGCCTCCCGGCTCGTAGATGTAGCCGAGCACCTCCGCATCGACATCGCCGAAGCCAATGTCCGGATCCTTGTAGCTGCCAAGGACCATCGTCACCCAGTCAGGTCGCAGCCGCTTGATCTTCCCGCCGGGTCGCAGCGCACCAAACCAGTTCCCGGCCAGATCGGCATCCTGGGCCATGCGGGAGAGCAGATTGCCGGTGGTCGCACCGGGCCAAGGGTTCTGCAGAGGCGCCAAGGCTCCCGTCGTGAACGGCTGCCCCGGCCGACCGTTCGGCATCCGCTGCAAGCAGAAGACCCCTTCGGAGAACACCGATCGCCTCGCCTCCATGCAGGCGAAGACGATCGGGTTCGCCTTCATCGCCTGATAGGCGTAGCCCTCGAAGTTGCCCCTGATTTCCTCCTGCTTCGCCCCAAGGGTCGTCCTGGGGCCACTGAGGAACGGGTTCATCCCGTCCCATTTGAGGAACTGGTTCAGGTATTCCTGGAGCGAGAGGCTGACGCCTTCGGAGGAGCGCCGGGAGAGTGCTTGGCCGAACTTCACGGCTTGCCGCCGAGGAGGATCTTGAAAGGCGGTGCCACGGCGGCGTTAAACAGGCTCGCAGCTTCGAGTGCCAGTTTCACGCGGACGCGCGGCTCGCCTTTGGACGCGAAGAGGGCACCGCGGGCGATCTCGCCACCGGACCCCACGGCCACCTCACCGCGAGCCGACCTGCCGACCTGAAAGTCGGAGCAGATCCGGTACAGCGAGCCGCGCCAGCCGACCAGGAACTCGCCGCCTTCCTCAACGCCGTTTTCGACCTTCGCGTAGCCCCCACTCTTGAGCGTCGTCCGAACGGCGTCGATGAACTCCGTAGTCATCCACTTGTCGCGAGCATCCTGGCCGATGCTCTTTTCAGGTCGGCGCGGGAGGTTGAGGTTGTAGCGCAGCAATTGCCCCATCCGAAAGGAAGACGTGAAGCCGTAGACGAACTCACCTGCCCGCCAAACCTTCTCGTCTGCCCGAATCGTCTGCGACCAGCCGCCCGTTCCGGCCGAGTCGCCGCCGATGAGCACGCCCTTCTCAGTCTCGACGCCGACGATGCAGGTCACGCACCAACCTCGCCCCGGCCAAGATTCGGCGTCGAGGGAGGCGACGATGGCGGCTCGATCACGAACCCCAGCGCGCTCTCCCGTGGACCCGATCGCTCGGCCATCAGTCGAGCAACATGCTCCGCTTTTTCGCGATTAACCTCGCCGGCGTAATAGATGCCCTCAGGGTCATCGCGGTAGTCCCACACGCCGCCGAGTCGCTCGGTCCCGTCATCTTCGACGACGACCTCTAATGCAAGGCCGAGCGGGTGTAGGAAGAGGCGGTTCAACTCCTGGAGATAGCCCTCGCTGCGGAACTCGGCGATATCAATGCGCTTGATCTCCATTAGACCTCCACCCCTCTCCACACGGCTGCAGCCAAACCGCCACCGCCGACCACCATCGCCGCCGGCACAGAGAGCATCACGAGCCCTACCAGGGCAGTAGAGACTCCGACCACAAGCAGAAGGAGGGCAGCGGGAAACGGAAGCTTCATCGGGATACGGCTCCCTTCGAGAAAGTTCGGAGGTTCAGCGGAAGGCGAAGAGCGGTTCGGAGGGCGGCTCCTCTTCCAAGTGCTCGCCGACCGCCGAGGAGTGGACCATCGAGGCGGCGTCCAGCGCATCCCAGACCCGCTGCTCCTGCTGGCTTTTGTTCCGCGAGCTGGAGGAGCGATCGAATCGGATGCGGCCGTCCGGCAACGTCCTCGCGATCGCGTTCATCGCGTGCCGGGTGAACTCGGGGTCGCCCGGCTGTTTCAGGAAACCCTCGCGGAGCCCCTCGAGGAACCGCTCTGCGGCCAGCGCCTTCATCGGGTTGCCCTGTGGATAGCTGACAACGCGAACCCCAGGGAACTCGTCCCGAATCCAGCCGAAGATGTCCTCGGCGCGGGTTTCGTCTCCGACCACGACCTCGACGGGATTGCGTTCGTTTAGATCCCTGAACGCCTGTTTGACCAGCTTCGGTTCGAGGCTCGTCCCATCACGAGGCGGGGTGAGGATGGTCGGTATGCCGAGCTGGCGATGTTCGCGGTCCCGCCACCAGAAGGGCGCCCAAACGGTCGTATCCCATTTCCAGCCGGCATCGAAGCCGACCCACACGGCCTGGCCCTCTGGAATGTCTTCGCCAACGTCAGCCTCGGTCCATTCGGACTCGTCGATCGCCGTTGAGATCCCGCGCACGGCTTGGTTGCACTTGAACCGACGCCAGTGAGTGCCCGACATCGTTGGCGAGCCGCGGTCCTCAGCGAGCATCTCGACCGTGATCGTCGACAACGGATTCGCTGCCTTGACCTGCTCCATGTCCTCGACATCGCCATCTGCTGGCACCGAGTAGTCGTGGAGCACCATCCCGGCGCCCGCTGCTCGCGTATGGGCGCCCGTCACCCTGAGATCGGGCGCCTCGGTTCGCACCTGGGCGCGGATCTGCTCGAACTCGCTGTCCGGCTCACCGGCAGTCGAGATGGCAGCGACCTGACCGCCACGCTTTCGCGTCTTCCCCCGCCAAGTCCGGTAGAGGCGAAGGTCGCGATGCCGATGGAGCTCGTCGAGCAGGGCGAGAGTAAAGATCACGCCATCGCCCGTGCGCTCGTCAGCGGCGAAGACCTGGATGCGCCCACCGGTCCTCAGCGCCTTGATGCGCCGGTAGCCGTCGAAGACTCGGAAGCGCCTTTTCAGGCCATCGGTTCGTTCGACGAAGCCAGCGGCTTGGCGGTGAAGCCACTCGCACTGGTCTCGGGATGAGGCACCGAGCACCACCTCGGCGCCGGGCGTGTAATCGGCGTGGTAGAGGGCGACGCCGCCGAGCAGCGTCGTCTTGGCATTTCCCTCGGGTACGACCATCCAGACCTCGGGCTCACCGGCGAGGATGTCGGCGACGACTTCGAGTTGGAAGTCCTCCGGCACCCAGAGCGAACCCGTGTCGAGAACGAGGTTGCTCGCGTAGGCCCGGAAGTGGTCGACGGTGAGCGGTTTAGGACGCCTTGCGCTTTGCTCGCGCTTTGGCGAGCTCGTCGTCACCGTCTAGCTCCTCGAAAGGATCTGCCGGCTTCTCGCCGCCGGGGTCCTTCTTCGATCGGAGCATTTCCCAGTAGAGCTTTTGCGCAGCAACGGAACCTTTCTTCGCGGCCCGCGAGACGACGATCCGCAGCTCGTCCTCGTCCATCGGCTGCTCTCGCTCGGCGGACTCTTCGCGCGCCCGCTCGATCGCATCGGCGAAGTCCGAGTAGGGTCCATCGCCCTCGCGCCGGCCGCGCGTCAACCAGTTCTTGACGGTCTTGACGTTGACGCCCGCAGCGCGAGCGGCATCCGAAGTCGAGAGGCCATCGAAGACGAGTTCGACGATCGCTTCACACGTGTCGGGATTGAACTTCGGAGCAGCCATCGGGACCACCCCCAGGATGTGCTTCGCTTTTTTTCGCCACGACGGGGGAGCCGGTGTCGGCGTATTTCGACCTCCCAGATCGACCCCCTACCCCCCCTCTGGAGGGTGCTGAGAGGCGCCGTCAGAGCGGCCCGGGGTGGCTTCCGCTTTGCGATCACTGCAAGCGGCTGAGCTAGCCCTTGTGGCGGCGAGCCGGTCCGCGCCGTAAATAGAAGGGATCGACTTCGGCATCCGCCGGGATACGGTCGCGCCACCACCATTCACCGTGGCTGGCGTGACCGCCCCGGCCGCCGTTGCAACTCATCGGCTCGGTGACCAACACGGCCAACTCGGCAGCGAGCCGGTCGTGCAGGCCGTCCGGTAGGTAGGTATCGCCCGGCTCTGCCGGGTGCATGGCAGCGCAAACGATCCGGCCGCTCGCGCGAATGCGGACAGCCACGAGCGGCCCCTCTCTAGGAGGGATTGGCGACTCACGTAGCGAGTTTCGCCAATCCCTCATATGGCTTCCGTGCCCCGCTACAGCGCCAAGTTTTCAGGCGATCAGAGGCGTTTTAAGCCCTGTCTATCGCCTCAGAACTTCCGATTCGGCTGCGCTTCCAGTTCATGCAGGCAGCGTGGCTGCCGTCGCCTCTCAGCTATGCCGAGAGCGCATGTTCCAGCGCCACCCTTAGATCAGGTGGCAGCACATCGCGGAACTCCTCCTCGAAGCGGGCGAAGATGCCGACGCTCAGTTCGTCGGTGGCGGCGCGCTGGCTTTCGTGGAGGTGGAACAGGCGGAGAAGTAGACCTTCAGCTCGCTCGCCGTTCGCCTGGCCCTCTCGCGGCGGTGCCGGCGTGAGTCCGAAACCAGCGGCGTAGCTTTCGAGGTCGCGGTGTTGCCTCCAGTGAAGACGCCCGCGCCAGTTGCGGTATCGCGCGACCATCAGGGTGCCTTCCGGCTGTAGCTCGCGACCTGGACCCGGCCCGCCTTGATGTCATCGAGAGTGAGTTCCCGAACGCCCGGCCCTTGAAGGTCGAAGCCGAAGACGCGGGACCTGTCGTAGTTGTCGCTCACCCAGAAGCCATCCGGGAAGTCCTCGGCGCTCATCATTTCCCAGTTGAGGTGCGGACGCTCGGCCATCGCTGCCTCGGCCGTCGTGAAGACCCCGGCCACCTCCTGCTCGTACCTGCCATCGGTGAGGACGTAGACCTTCACGAAGCGCTCGCGACGATCAGGCCAGCGAGGACGCCAGTGAAGACTCCGAGCGAGTCGAACATCCATCGCCCGAACCGATCCGAAGAGTCGATACCGAAGGTCCGGTCCCAGGCCCAGCCTCCTGCGAAGAGCGTGGCGAAGATGCCTGCGCCCCAGGCGATTGCGCTCACGCCGCCTCCTTCACGATCGTGAACTCGACGGTCTCGGAGTGCATCTGGGATGGCACGGCGTTGATGGTGACCTTCTTCAACGGATCGGCTGGGTCAAACGAGACGTCGTATCTGCGGCAGAGTTGGCGCATCCGGTCCTCGTCTCCCCAGAGCCATGCGTCGGCTACCTGCCTCGCGAAACGTTCCTGGGCTTCAGCGTCCATCGATCATCACGGTAGGTGGTCTGCGGTGCGGCGGAGAGGCCGTAACCGTGATGGGAACGATCCCCGGATCGGGGTCGGCCCGAACGTAAATAACCATCGTGGACAGGGAGTCCCTCTCAACCATGCGAGCCTCACAGGGGATGCCAAGTTCAGCCGTCGCTTCGTTGGCAACCATCGCGAGCATCATGTCGCTGATCGGCTGCCGGTAATCGAAGCGGGCGGCAATGCGATCTGCCACATCCTGAAGCTCGGCAGCATTCGGGGAAGTCACGCGATCTCGCAATCCTCAATGGCTACGTTGTGCGTGACTTCTTCCGCGTTCGGCCCGTACTCTTCGCCGAACTGCGGCGACGCGAGGACCAGAACGCTGCTGGGTTCGATCCCGGTCGTGATGTCTATGCTCCTTGCCACCCCGACCGCGCCCGTTGGACGGTGGCGGATTTTCGTCTCGCCGATGATGACCTCGCCGAGTCCGGGGATCTGAGCAGTCATTAGTTAGCTCAAAGCGCCGGCCGAGTAGAGCAGGTAGGCGGCTTCGTCGCGGGTCTCTCGTGGAGAGAGAAACAGGATGCGCTGCGCTCGAAGTAGTCCCAAGCCAAAACGCAGATAGGCGGCCCACTCGCGAGCGCGCTGCTCCTCTCGCTTTCGGTCTTCCTCGCTGCCGAATTGAACATGGCGGATGCTGCCCCAGAGGACGGGTGGCTTCCGGCCGAAGAGCCAGTGTCCATCGCGGTCACTCACTATCGTTCACCTTAGCCCTCGGTGTGTAGCTCTGAGGGGCCATGCTCAACCCACCCCTACACGGCGAGCAGTGTCCGCTTCATGGAACAGTCGCTGGCGAGTCTCAGATGCCCCGAACCGATATGCGAGGCAAGCAGACAGGGCACGCATGGCAGTGAGCCCGCTCCAGCGAAAGTACCGATAGTCGCCGGTTCGGAAGCCGAGCGCCCGGACTCGCAGGTGCGTGATGACAAGGGGCTGCTCCATGCCCCTCCATTCTACACCGCATCCCGGCGCGCAGCAGCGACTTCCTCGCATCGCCTCGCCAGCCAATCCGACTGCATAAAGTCGTTCGGTGTCCGGTCGCTCTTCTGCGAGTTGCAGGGTTGGCAGGCGGCGACCATGTTCTCCTCGCTGTCCGGTCCACCTTTGGCTAGCGGGATGTAGTGGTCTGCGATGTCGGCTGGTGCGGAGCAGTAGAAGCAGCGGTGGCCGGCGCGCTCGAGGACTCGGTAGCGACGGAGGCGAGAGGCGTGGGTGGAGCCGCGTTCGCCGGTCTGACCTTCAGCCTTGCGCTGCCGCTGTCGATCGCTCTCACAGGCCGGGCAGCGGCTCTTGTCGCTGGGGCAACCGCAGCCGAGGCAGGCACGCATCAGCTGCGGTTGCTGTCGGCGCGCATGGCGACGAGATCATCCCGGCACTCCTGCGCGAGCGCCTGGATCTCCTCGTCACCGTTGACCCTTCCGAGACTGTCCATGTCCTCAAGGAAGCGGACCAAGCGGCGGAACTGCGGGAGCTCGGTGGCGGTGACCTCAATGTGGGCGGTAGCGGGCATTCAGAAATCCCGGCCGATGTAGATCCCGACAGGACCAAGCTCGATGGCTCGGCGTTTACTGCCGAGCGTTCTGAGCCGATGCCGCACATGGCCCCATGCAATCGTCGTCCCACCCGACGACGGAAAGCCGCAGATCGAAACCCCGCCGTTGCGATGCAAGGTGAGGCCGTAGCCACCGGGCAGCGCGAGGAAGATTTGGTGGCGGTTCCTTCGAATGGCAGTAACGACCGGCCACTCGCGGCGCGGCGTGCTGAGGTAGAGCGTTGCGCCAGCCGCATCAGTTTCCAACGTCGCTCGGAAGTCCTGGCGGGTTCTTGTCTTCACGCCAGCCACCACCTTCCTTGGTCCCAGGCTTCATGGCTTCCACTGCAACTCGCAGGTGCAAGGCTGGTTCGGTCGCCACCGAGCGAAGCCGGGATGCGCTGCGCAGACGGCCGGCGCCTCCAGGAACAGCCCGAAGGCCCTCAGCGGCAGCAGCCACTTGTAGCGACGGGAGTGCTTGCGCTTGTGGGTCACGCTGCCATCTCCCTCTCCTCAGCAGGCAGGGATTGGAGCCAGCAGCTATGGCACTCAGGGCCTCGGTTGTAGACGGAGAGGGGCTGGGTGCAGCTGCGACGGGAGCAGATCCTGCCCTTCGGATACGTGCGTGGCAGGTCTTCCTTGCGGGGTGAGGGCTGGATTGCCTTGGCTCCGTGAAGGTTCATGGTGCCGGTGGTCCTGGTCACGAGATGCATTGATCAGTCCTCGGTGCCGCAGACCTTGCACGCGAAGTCCGGGCAGAAGTTCTCCGGCTCTGAAGGGCCGGGGTGGTCTGGGTGCTCGCAGCGACCGGCATCCACGTATGCGCCGCTCTCGTCGCCGTTGAAGGCGTAGTGCTCACAGTGGTTGCACACCGGCGTGCAGGGATTGGCGGCCATGAAGAACATTGCTCAGCCGACTTCTTCCTCAGCCCTACGTTCCAGTGGCCCGGGCGCTGACTCGCTACGGGGGCGCCAGGTGTTGACGGTCTCGTCGTTCATGCGCCGACCAGCGATTGCTCGCCGCTGATCCGCTTGCAGGTAGAGACGAAGGCGGCGGGGTCCGTATCCGCATTGCCGTTCAGGATCTCCCAGACGATCCGCTTGTAGCCCTGGGCCTGAGCGATGATCGCGTCTGCCTCCTGGCCGCTGTAGACCTTGGCGACGACCTTGACCTGCGCGGTTCCTGCAACAGCCATCGCTGCCATCCTTTCGTAGAGAAGCGGCCGAGCCTCAGCAGATCGTGCTGGGAGAGACCGAGATCGTTGACACGCTGCCGCCGCTCCAAACTTTCGGTTCGCCGTACCAGTAGGGGCCTCGATAGGGCTGCCACGGGCGAGCCGGAACAGGCACCGGATACGGCGCGGGGATCACCGGAGGGCGCGTGCTCTGTCCGCAGTGAGGGCAGTAGCCGCAGTTCGGGCAGCGGTCCTCGGTCTTTTCGTCGGGTTTCTTGCTGGCCAT